CGCCAGCAAAGGTCAGCACGTCGTTCGTTGCCAGAGCCGCGCTGCGGCGGCGCAGTTTGACCCAGCCCGTCGAGGGCATCGCGCCGCCGGGGGCGCTTGGGGCGGCGCCGAGCGCCGTCCAGATGCCGAGGTACTCGCCGACGTTCGAGCCGCCGCGCGTCACGTCGGGGGTGCCTTGGACGCCTAGCGCCGGGACGTTGCCCGTCGCCGCGCTGAACGGAACCCACCAGACGTCACGCCCGTCGATCCGCAGCTCGCCTTCGTTGACATTCATCACTCCAAGAACGGCGGCGTTTTGACCCCAGCGGACGTCGCTGTTGATGGTGACGGAACCACCCGAATTGATGGTGATGGTTTCGCCGTTCAGGAGCCCCGAGATCGAGGCGTCGTCGTAGTTGACGGCGGTGGTGACGGTTTGGTTGGCCATCAGGCGAAGTCTTGGCGCACTCGGAACTTGAGCAGGTCGTAGACGGTCTGGCGAGCGCCGAGACCCGACCAGACGACCTCGACCTCGCCCTCGTAGTCACCGGGGTCGATGTTCAGGTCGCCGCTCTGGAAGGTGAAGACGCCCTGCCCCTGCGCGGCGGTGCCGACCGGGACGACGCCCGGGCGCGAGAAGAGCACGGTCGAGCTCCCCACGGCGCGGAAGTGCAGCGTGATGCTCGCGCCCGTGAGGTCGATCGGCGCGCCGGTGTTCACGTCCGTGAGCTCGACGCGGATCTGCGGGTAGTTGTCACCGCGCACCAGCTTGATCTTCTTGGTCGCCACGTTAGATGCTCCTCATCTGCACGCGCAGTCCGGCGCGGGTGCCGCCGCGGTAGCCGCGCAGCATCGCTGCGTTGATGCCGTTGTTGAACAGGGTCAGGGAAGCCGACGCCGCCGGGCCATTCGTCCACGGCTTGCTCGCCATGCTGAGCAGCCGGAACTTCGCGCCGTGCGCGATGACCTCCGCGTACTCCTCGAACAGGTCGTCTTCGATGGTGGTCGCCGAGCGGCTGGGCTTCAACGCGACGCGCATCGTGAGCGCGTTGGCGACCGTGTCAGGCGGAATGGGGTAGAGGGTGAACGTGCGCTCGTCCTTCTGGATGTAGTGGCGCGGGTCGCTGGCGCTCTTGTCGGCGCCGCTGAAGAGGGAGTTGTAGATCTCCGGCTTCGACACGAAGTCAGGCGCGACGGGGTGGAGCTCCGTTCCCTTGAACCACATCCGCATGATGCGGACGACGAGCTGCTGGTCGGGCGGTTCGAGGTCGTAGTCGATGATGTTCTTCACGACGGTGACGGGGTCGAGGTCTCGCTGGAACGCGAGAGACTTCTCGCAGAACTCGATCGCCGCCGAACGGATCGCGACATCGATGGTCGGCTCGGGACAGCCTTGGACGTCGGGGAGGATGTAGGGATAGAAGCTGTCGAGAGTTGCCATCAGGCGACCTCAAGGGAAGCAGCCTTGGGAGGCGTGCCGTCCATGTTGGCGACGTTGGGGGAGGAGGCGATGCGCTTGCGGTTGCTGATACCGAGCGAGGTGGCGAACGCCGTGTAGTGCAGCGATGCGCGCTGCGCGTTCGCGGCGTACTCGGCGTCCTTGCTGAGCGCCCGGTACAGGATGTAGTCGACAAGCGTTCCGGTGTAGATCTCCTCCGCGGAGAGCGCGGTGGAGGAGTTCAGGTCTCCCGAGACGATGTCGACGGGAGCCTTGGAGTACGAGACGTCGAGCTTGTGTCCGGCGGCGGCGGGCGGGTAGACGTAGAACGTCTTAGGCGTCCGCTCGTCGAACATGAAGTGCTTGATGGAGGTCGACGCGGCGAGCGTGTGCCAGTCCGGCATCTGCGCGTCCAAGACCTCGCGTTCGATGAGTCGCACCGCCCTGCCGATGGCGTTGGCGGCGGACACGTTGCGGATGGCGTCGAGGAACTTCGCGCCGTCCACGGGGATAGACTGCTTCGAGCCAGCGACCAAGGTCATCGTGCTGGTCGTGGCGTACACGTCTGGGCGGTGGATGGCGAGCTCACGGCGACCGTCGTTGAGGTAGCGGAGCAGCTCCGCCTGCGACCAGCGTACGTTCCCGGCGTCTTGCAGGACGTCCGCGGCTCTGGTCAGCAGTTCGCTTGGGGTCAGTGCCATCTACCTCTCCATGTTCGCTGTGCAGTGAACATCCGGGGGAGGTTGCCCTCCCCCGGACGCTTGCTCACCTACGCTGATCAGGCGTAGAAGAAGCCCTCGACGAGAGCCTCCGGCTTGATCACCTTGTAGCCGAAGACGTTCAGTCCGCGGACGAGGTTGCCGAAGGTCGTCTGCGCCCGCAGCGACTCCATCTTCGTCACCTGCGAGGCGAACGTGATGGCGTCACTGGTACCGGCGTAGACGTAGGTCGCCTTGACGGTACCGGCCCCCGCGTCGCCAGACATGCGGGTCACGCCGGTCTGGGTGGGCAGGAGGTTGCTGACGTAGAGGGTGAAGCGATCGATCGTGCCGAGCCGACCGTTGCGGAGCGGCGTCACCGAGTCACCGGTGAGCGACGCATCCTTGAGGTCGGACTGCTTGATCATCGCAGCCATCCACGCCGGGATCACCATCCAGCGGCCCGTCTCCGGGACGTTCTGCTCGTCGAGCACCTGACCCATCTCCACGATCTTGTTGATGATGGTGGGGCGCGTGAGCTGGACGCCCGTGTAGCCGCCGGTGGCGTTGCCGTCACCGAGGTTGATGTTCGCGGACAGCAGACCCGCGGCAGCGCCCTGATTGGCGGCAGCAGCGGCGTTCTTCACGCCAGCGAGCACGTCGGTGTCGATGGTGATCTTCATCTGCTGAGAGGCATCGTTCGTGAAGATGTCCATCAGCTTGAGGTCGGACTGCACCGCGTCCACGTCGTCGACGACGACGGAGAAGTACTTGCCCTTGTCGATCAGCAGCTCCACCACACCCGAGGTCGGAACCTGCGAAGCGAGGGTCATGCCCTTGGTGTAGTTCGAGACGGTGATCGACGGGATGGTGCGGATCGTGACCTTGTCACCCTGATCCTTGATCTCGCCCTCCCAGTCGTTGTTCGTGATCGCCGACAGCACGGTCGACTGATAGAACTTGACTTGGAGCTTGCCAGACCAGATCTGGGGGATGAAGGTTGCGGCGTAGGCGTCGTTACCGACGCCAGTGCCGTAGTAGTTGCCAGAGACAGGAAGGGACATTGAAGGTTCTCCTTGGGTTAATGTCCCGCCGCTCTCCCTGTTGTAGCGCTATCTCGCCGAGCGGAATTGCTCAGCGAAAGCGCCCTTCGGATTGAGCGGCGAATATGTCTTTCTCGATCCCTGCCGCTTCAGCCGCGGTGTAGGCGCCGCGCCGGACGTCGTCGTAGAAACGAGCGACCTCCTTCGCGTTCCACACCTTCTTCGCCGGTGGCGCGGTCTGCGCTCTGCTTGCAGAGGGCGTGACCTGATCAGCCAGCGATGGCGTCGGCGGTTGGGGGCTTGAACGCCGAGACTCCGAGAACGAGTTGAAGAAGTTCGCGATGCGCCAAGCGTCGAGCTTCTGATAGGCATCGTCGAAGAGTTCCTGCCTCGGGCGACCCGTGTACGGGTCAAGACCCGAGAGGTGTGCGAGGAAGTCCTCGTCCGTGTTCAGCTTCTCCCACTGCGGAGCGTCGCGACCGAGTTCCTCGAAGAACCGCTGTCGCGCCAATTTGCGCGTCTGTTCCGACGCTTCCTCGACCTGCTGCTTCAGGTTCTGATCGACCCCGGGCGCAGCGCTACGCGCTACGCGACCGACCATGTCGATGAAGTCCTTGCCGTACTGCTCGACCTCCTCCGGCTTGACGACGGATTCGAGGCTCACAGTCTGCGCGGACTGGGCGTCACGAAGCTTCTGCTCCGCGGCGGTCAGCTGATCCTTGAGTTCGCGGATCGTCTGAGCCATGCGGGGCATCTCCTTCGAGAGCCGACCTTCAGCCACTTTCGCACGCTGCTTCCAGTGGTTCAGGTCACCATCTTCGACGGGGTCTTGGGGCTTGTCGGCGTCCGGCTTGCCGGGTTCCACGGTGGGAGCGGTTGGCGCGGTTGCCGTCTGATCGTTGCCTGTGGCAGGAGCGGGGGTCGCATCGGCAGGCTTCGGAGCCTCAGGTGGCTGCTGAGGTGTTCCGTACGCTTTGTTGAATGCTTGCTCCGCAAGCTCTGCTTGCTTCTCAACTTCTTTCGGTAGTCTGGGCATTTTCATATCCTCTGAGCCGTGTCCTACGCGCAAGAGAGCCTCGTCGGAGTCTCTGCCTACGTGACTGGAGTCAGGGCGGGTTGTGCCGGAAAACCTCCGGCGGGGTTATCTGCCCTCGGGTGAGAGCAGTTTGATCAGGTCAGTGAGGGCTTGGCAGTAGCCTTGCAGCTTGTGGATCTGGACAGACGCCGTCGCGTCCTCCAGATCGACTCGCTTCTCCTCTCTGAACTGCGTCAACTGTGCCGCGAGTTGCTGCGCGTCCGAGTCCCGTCTCAGGCGCTCGACAAGCTCGCGGGGAAACTGGTTCACTTCTTGAACGACTGACGCTGCCAGCTCATCTTGCAGCTGTGGCTCGGCATCGGCGTGTTGTCGCCGATCATGCCGCCGTTGGCGTAGCCGCGGACAGCGCCACCGTCCTTCATGCCAAACATCCGCTTCCAGAGGGGCTTTTCCTCCTCCTCGGCGGGGGCGGCAGCGGGCGCGGCGGTCGAAGAGTCGGCGGCGAGCACCTTCTCCATGATCGCGTCCTGACGCTCCTGACGCGCCTTGTTGTCCTTGTACCGCTTGCCAGCGAGGTAACCCTCGCCCATGCCGGTCGCGAACGAAGTCAGCTTGCCCATCACATCACTCCTTGGGGCTGGGGCGCAGGCTGCGCCATAAGTTGGGGATCGGCAGGCATCGCTTGCTGCTGCATCTGCGCTTCCGCGTTCGCAGCTTCCGCCTCGATCTGCGCCTGCTGGGCAGCGAGGATTTCCTTGGGGTCAGGGACGATCTTGTTGACGTCGATGTTCAGCCCTTCCGCCGCCTGACGCAGCAGCTCAGCGCGACCCGCGGGGCCGATGATCTGCATGTCGAACGGGTTGGCGGTCATCTGCATGAACTCGTTGCGGCGAGCCTGCATCGTCTCCTTGAGGAGCGTGCCGACCACACCGGACGCGACGATCTGCATGTCGCCTTTGATGGACTTGTCGTCGTCGTAGATCATCAGGTGGTCGTAGAGGCGGGTGAGCATCTCGCTCGTCGCCTTGTCGAGAGACAGGATCGCCTGCTTGATGCCCTTGGCGGCGTTCTCCATCAGCATCGACAGACCCGAGGCGGTGCGCCCGGCGCCCGCGACCGAGGTCGAGCCGTACACGTAGTTCGGCACGCCGGTCACCTCGTCGGAGACCTTCTGGAAGTACTGGAGCACAGCCATCAGCGTGTCCGCGTTCATGTCGGGCTGGAAGAAGCGCACAGCCGCCTGCCCGCCACCGGTGCGGTCGGAGGTCGTCTGCCAGATCTTCCACGGGTACATCTGGGTCAGGTTCTCGCCGGTCGGCAGGCGATCGACGTTCACCTCGACCTGAGGGCCGGAGGCGATGCCCATGTTGTTCGCGAGGGCGCGTGCGGCGGCGTTGCACATCGTCTGCACGTCTCGCACCACCTCGGGCAGACCGACGCCCCAGAACGCGCCCGGGATCGCCTCCCAGCTCGCCTTCGAGTACGGGCGGCGACCGAGCGGGTCGGGGTTGCGGATGGCGCGGATCACGTGCGGCCCGACCTTCCAGCAGTTGACCTCGTACTCAAGGGACGGGTCGATGTCCTTCGTCAGCCCCCACTCGATCAGCATCGAGCCGGAGACGGCGCCCCAGAACTCGATCGCTTCGATGGTCTCGGAGCTCGCGAGCGTGGTCGTGCGACCTTCGAGGGTGGCGCGCTCGTTGTCGCCCGCCTGCATGGAGCGGATGCCGGTGCGCCCGAACTGATCCAGCGCGGCGCGGATGGCGTCGTCGTTGTAGCCCGGGGTGCCGATCATGGCGGACAGATCCGCCCGGCTGAGCCGGTGGCGCTCGATGATGTAGCCGTCTTGGCAGGTCACCGCGCTCGGCGAGGGGTAGATGTCGTACGGCGAGACGCGTGTGAACGACTCGACGATCTCCTCCTCGACCTTCGGGCGCCAGTTCGAGCCCCACTTCAGCACGCGCTTGCGGCGGATGATCGGCCCCTTGACGATCGAAGCCGGGAAGGTCACGAAGTCGTAGATGACCTCAGCCTGCGTGTCCGACCAGTTGGCTTGCACCAGCTTGTCGTGCATCCGCTCTTCCATCTTCAGCGCGGCGTCCTTCGCCTTGGCGGCGATCGCCTTGGTGACCGCGTCGTACAGCTCCTTCATGCGCGCATCGATCGCACGCGGGTCGATCGCCATTCCCTGCTGGGAAACGGCGTCGGCTTCCATGACCACGGTCTCGATCACGCCCTCGCGCATCTCGTTCGGCAGCGAAGGCTCAGGGGTGGGCGCGAGCGACCACGTCTTCTGACCGGAGGACATGGTCACGTCCTTGATCCACGACTCGGCTGCGCGGCACTTGATGTCCGTCAGCATGAGGTAGATGTCCGAGCCGCCGGTCTCGCGGATGAGCGCAGCCTTGTCCGGGTCGTACTCGCCGCGGCGCTGACGCTCGCACTTGAGCAGGCGCTCGGTGACGACGCTGTCCTTCTCGGTCTTCGCCGCCTCGTAGCACTTCTCGATGTACGCCGCGAGCGAGACGACGACCGGGGCGGGAACCTCGGACTTCTCGATCGCAGTGGAGAGGCGAAGGGACTGGAGCGCCATGACGGATTACGTCCACCCCGCGGCGGCGCGGGACTTGGTCACGGTTTTGGCTCGGACTGGGTTCATCTCTGACCTCATCTGCAAGCAGGCGTACTGCAAGGCGTCGTGGATGTGGCTGAACTTGTCTTTCACGGGGCGATCCTTGAACCGTGCGCTGCCCGATACCTTCAGCCGTTCGTATCGGTAGCCGCCGTTGAACCCCTTGCGGATCATCTTGCAAGACGGGTCGAGCAGGAGCCCCGGGCCGCTGCTCGTCAGTCGTTGCAGGAAGAACGCCACGGACTCGCGCCGGGCGATGAATTCGTTCGTCGGAGCGAGCTCGCAGAGCATCCCGAGCTCCATCAGCTCCTGCATACAGGTCTTCTCGTCGGTCTCGCTGCGGCGATTGCCCGCGGGGTCGCCGACAGCTTCGACGCGGAAGTTGCTGTACTCGCCGCGCACCACAGGGCGCACGACCTCGGAGTAGAACTGGCGGATGCCCATGTCCTCCGAGACCATCTCCTTGAGCACCAAGAGCTGCCCCTTTGGCGACATCTGCACCACCGCGCAGGCGGGCGTCAGACCGAAGTCGAACGCGAGCAGGAGAGGCATCCCCTGCACCGGCGCGAGCGGCTTCTCACTGAAGTGCACGCGGTCGTTCCACTCGGGATAGACGGGCTTGCCAGCCATCGTCGTGCCGTAGTCGCCGCACAGGAACACGCGGATCCAGTCGTCGGTCTTACCGGCGAGCTGGTTGATGTAGTACTGGTAGCCGAGCGAGTGGTTCGCGATGTTCTCGGCGAGCGAGTTCGGCACGTACTGCCCGTGCGTCTCTGACTTCTCGTCGTTGTCGAGGATCAGACCGCCGGGCTGGCGGAAGAACCTGTAGTTCTTCGGGCGATCCTCCTCGGCGAGCTTGTACCACCAGCTGTCGTCGTCCGGCGGGTTGGTGTCCATGATGACACCAGTCCAGTTGAACCCGCCGTTGCGCTTCGATGGATAGCGACCGACGCGCTGCGTGAGCATGTCGAGCGCGGACTTCTCCATCTCGCTCGCCTCGTTCATCCACGCGCCGGTGAGCTCCAGCGACTTCAGCTTGTTGACATCGTCGGGCTTGTCCAGCGCGATGAAGATGACCTCAAGCTCAAGTCCCGTGCCGTCACCGATGTCCTTGATCTTGATCGTGGAGGTGATCGGGGCGTCCCAGCGCATCACTGCGAGGTCGCCGTACCAGTCCATCCACGTCTTGATCGTGGTCGACTTCAGCTCCGGGTAGGTGTTGCGGCAGATCGCCCAGCGCGAGCGCCTGACGTTGCCCGGCCCGGGCGTCTGCTCCAGCGCACGCGAGAGCACCTCGAAGCAGCACGAAGTCGACTTGCCGGAGCCGACCGGCCCCATCAGCCCGCGGACGAACGAGTTGTCCTGATGGAATGCGAGCGCCGCGGCGCCCGGCGCAGAGTAGTTGACGTTCACCAGAGCCTCTTGCTCAGGAGCGTGGGCTCGCGCTCACGCCGCGCTTCCTCTGCGGTCTTCAGGATCCACTCGAAGGTGTTCTCGGCGCCGTTCCAGTTGAACTCCGGCAGCGGCTTCACAGCAGAGAGGCTTCGGCTTCTCTGCGCCTGACGAGCCCGGGCAACACCCGCCCCCCAGCGCGGTTCCACCGCAACAGCTGTTCCCTCGCCGCCGCCCAGTCCCCCTCGTTCACCCGCCGCCTGAGCGTCGAGGTCTGTAGCCTGCCCAGCCCGAGGTTGAACGAGAAGTCCGCGATCGCCGCGAGACGTGCCGGATGGGTAATCAGGATCGGACATAGTCGAAGAACCCCGGGGAAGTATTCCCGCGTCAGCTGTGCCATGAGCAGGTCAGTCGCCTGCTCCCGGGTCACGGGAGGGTCGCTGACGCTCACCGACCGCCCGTCGAGGTAGTAGGTCGCGCCGTAGCCGATGGTCGGAACTCCGGCGGGACACAGGTACGGACGAGACCGGAAGCCCTCGAACCGCTTGCAGAGCTCTGCCGTGATCGCGAGGGCTTGCTGCATCAGAGACCGCGCTTGGCGAGCGTCCTGTCGAGGAACCAGTAATTCAGCGTGCCAGCGACAAGCGCGGCGAAGTCCGGGGTCAGCATGGTCTTGAACGCCGAGGTGGGGTCGAGCCCCGCCTGCACGGTCTGCACGCAGTACCAAAAGTGCAGCACCGACCAGATGAGCAGCACCCAGTAGGTCACCATCGGGCGCACGGAGGCGCTCAGGGAAGCCGCGAAGCCGGTGCCTGCCGCCTTCACCATGTCCGCCTGCGACTCCACCGCCGCCTTCAGGGCGTCCATCGCCGCGGTGTCGACCTGCAGGTCACGCTGCGCGCCGATCTCCGCCATCTTCTGCGCGCCACGCTGCTCCTCCAGCTTGCACTGGCGGTCGAACATGGCGAGCTCATGCCCGCGCTCGTTCCTGCGGTCGAAGACCTTCATCACCTCGGGCGCGAGACGGAACAGTCCGCCCAGCAGGGAGCCGAGGATTCCACCACCCAGAGTCTCCAACATCACTCGCCCTCCTTCCGGTCGTGCTTTGCCGCTGGCTCTTCACCCCTCGCCGCACGCACAAGGTCGACGATGTCCTTACTCTTGTGTCGTTCGAGGAAGTTAGCGACAGCGCCTAGTACGCTGTACGCCGAAAAGCCAATGACGAAGCCGCTTACCAACTGCATCTCCCACCCGGTCTGTAGACCGAGGGCTTGAAGCGATGGGCCAGCGAAGATGATCGCTGCGCCAGTCGACGTACCGCCGCGTGTGAACGCCTCGCCCACCGAGTGGGGTCTGATGTACGACATGATGCTGGCGCCGCCGATAAGCCCTCCCAGAGCCGCCGTGAGCTTCTGGGCGATGTACGAGCTGACGTCCATGTCAGTTCACCGCGAGGAGCTTCTGCGGGGACGCAGACGCCTTATCGAAGGACTGGATGATCATCCCGGCGAGGCGCTCCAGATCACCCGGGCCATTCATGTCACGCATATCGATCTCCGCTTCGTACTGGCAGATGTTGCCGTTGATGCTTACCAAGCCGTGTACCAGCACCAGATACGGCGCGAAGCTCTCCTGCACAGTGGAGCGGTAGCCGACCTCCACCTGCTTCAGCGGCTCGAACTGGCGCAGGTACTTCTGCAGGATGGCGTCGTACATGTCGTCTCCGTAAAACGAATCGGTACAGGAGTCCCAACACCCCCGGGGGGTGTCGAGCCGTAGTCCACATGGGGGGGGCGCTCCCGTGTGTGGGAGTGCTCCGGCGTGCGTGTGGGTGGGTATATGGTGGAGCCAAACCCCCCGGGGTCGCGTGCGCGTGTCCGCGTGGGGGTGCGCGTGCGCGTGCGTGCGCGATTGGATCGCGTGCGCCTGTGCGCGACAGCTGTTCGCGTGCGCGTGCGCGCTCTGTTGCCCCGCGGCGCGAGGGGGCTTCCCACCCCCCCCTGCCTCAGTCGGCGAGGCGCTCGCCTAGAGCACCGGACTACGTGTCCGGCGCGCTGTCCTGCTGGATCAACGGCGTGGCGTCGATCGTGGCGCCTGAGCTGTGGGGAAGGCGGTCGCGGATGCCGATGTTGAACACCACGGACGTGCGCTGCTGCTCAGCTGGCGCCTCGCCCCACTTGGTCGGGCGCAGCTTGGCGGCGATCCACTTGCGGGTGTCGATGCGGAGCTTGGCGGCTGCGATCGCCTCAAGGGTGCCGTGCTGGACGCTGTCGGCGAGGTCGACCAGCTCGTCGGCGAGGGCGTCGGCGCGGTCTTCGTGTGCGCGTGCGTAGCTGGCGCGGAAGGTGTCGACCGTCCTCAGCCACCGCTGCACCGTCACCATCGCAACCCCGCTCTGCCTGCACCAGCTGATCAGGCTGCGCCCCTCTCCCACCCAAGCGCAGATGCTGTCTCCCTGCTCAGGCGTGTACGAGCTCGGGCGCCCGATCTTCACCAGCTGCTGCTGTGCTCTGTAGGCGCTCTCTTCGCGCTCCCTGAGAGCTGCGAGCTCTTCGCGCTCTACGGTCTGCTTGCGCTCCCTGCTCTGGGCTCGCTTCTGTGCTCTGGTGAGCTTGGGACTGTCCTGCTCGCTCACGCGGACTCCGGCGGCGTTTTACGTTTCGGTACTGCCGACAGCTGTTGCCGCGCTGTTAGCGGCGACGCGGGGCGGTCGATGCGCCGCACTTGCCTGCCTTGGCGCACGCGCTGCGGGTCTTGCACCCGGCGCACGGCTTGAACGCCTTCGAAGGCTTGGTCTGCTTCTGCACGCTCTGTCTCCGACAGCTGTTCGCTGTTGCTGTTTGGTAATTCTTTGAGCTTTCTTTGGGCTCACTCGCTCACGGTGTTCCCGACAGCTGTTGCCGACAGCATGTCCTCACTGGTGGCGCCCCTAGACGCTCCAGTGGGAGCTGTCAAGTGCTGCCCTCTTGCAACCCCCAAGTGACCGCATAGTGGTCACGCCGATCGATTGTCACACTTGGGCAATACCGTTTGGTATCGTTTGCCCCGTGGCGGCGCTAGCTGCTCCGGGGAGTGAGACCCCGGCGGGGACGGCTCCCGATAGTGGTCGGACTCCAGAGAAGCCACCCTGTGCGGTGGATCGACGGGAAGGTCGGGGTGGCGCCCGGCTGGTGAGGAGCGGCGATGAGCCGCGAGCGGTTTGCAGGACGCTGGGGGCGCGAGTGGTTACGACGCGCCCCGATAGCCTGCCGGACGTCAGTCCCTGCCCCTGCGGCGATATGCGCGGGGGTAGCAGCGGACGCCCTTTCAACCGTAGGAGACCAGCCATGAGCCGACGAGTCAGCCCCCCGAAGAAGCCCAGCCGCCCCGCCAAGCGCCCCGCCAAGCGGAAGGCGCGGATCGCCCCGGGATCCAGCGGCAACGCCTACCTCGACAGCATGCTCGACTTCCTGTCGATCGAAGACCCGGTCGAGGTCAAGCGCCCCCGGCGCGGCACGTACTACGTGTCGAACCGCGAGCACCCGTGAGTCACCCCAACATGGAGAACGTCATGCAGTTACCGTCAATCGCCGGGCGCGTGTTCGCTGTCCGGTGCGAGTCCGTGCAGGTCATGTCGGACATCTGGGAGTGGGTGCCGTGCGCCCACTACATCGACGAGCTCGGTCGCAAGCAGCGGCGGTGCCTGAACGAGCTGAGCGACGCCGTCGTCGACTGCTCGCTGGAGGCGATCGCCGCCTACCGCCAGCACTGCTACGAGCAGCAGCTGCGGCAGCTGATCGACCAGCGCGAGCGCGAGCTCAACGACGTCACCGTCCGCGGTCGCGTCGTGAGGGTCGCCAAGGGGCGAGCTCACAAGGGGCTGTCCGGCAAGGTGGTCGCGGTGATCCAGCGCCACTACGGCATGGGCTACCGCGCCAAGCTGGAGCCCAAGCTTGGGATCGCGATCGACGACGTGCTCCAGCCGAACGGCTTCCACGCGAACGTGGCATGGGTCTGGGCGCGCAACTGCGTCGTCGCGACCCGCGAGCCCATGAACGAGAGCGAGCTCGACGCGATCGCGTGGGCTAACTCTGCCCAGCTCGCCGCTCGCCTGAGCGCTGAGGTCGCCGCAGAGATCGCCAAGCGCTCTCAGGTGGCGGCGTGAGCTTCGCCGACGTCGTCGGCTTCGCCGCCTGTTTCATCGTGCTCGCGCTGTGCTGGCGCGGCATCCAGTCCATCTGACCCTAGGAGATACCTATGCCCCTGACCACTGTCTACCGACGAGAGCTGACCGACGTGATCGAATGCGTCGCGATCAGCTGGCACCTGAACGACGTGCTCGACCTGCGCCCAGACCTGAGCGGCAAGCAGGCGTCGCAAGTGCTGCTTCGCGCCAAGGCGCTGCACGACCCCCACGTCGGCATCAACTGGGACATGCTCGCGAAGATCGCCAGCGAGCTCTACCCCGTGCCGGGTGCACCGCTGTGATCATGCGCGACTACATGGTCGTCGTCCGGCGGCGTCAACGTCGGCGCGAACAATACCGGAGGGTACTGTTTCGCGTCAGTCAGCTGTTTCTGCTCGCGAGCGTGATCGCGCTCGCGGCGTACGTCATCCCCAACTACCTGTGAGGTACCTGATGGAGCTTTCCCATTTCAGCAAGCCGCAGCTCAACGAGCTGCTGCGTCGAATCACCGGGCGCGGTCGTGACCTCGCTCGGCACTCCAAGCCTGACCTCGTCGAGGCGCTCAGCAAGCTGCCCGGCGTCGCGGTCGAGCAGGCGATCGCATCGATGGGTCTGATCGCCGGGGCGATGCCCAGCCTCGCGGCTGGCGCCGGGTCGCCCGTGCCTGCCGAACAGCCTGTCGAACAGCCTGTTGTCGAGATCGTCGCCCAGAAGACGCTGGGCGAGGTCTTCGGGATCGGCGGCAAGCACCGCGACGTCGTCGTCGACGTCTGGGGAGACCCCGAAGCGCCGAAGCTCGACCCGCTCTACGGGTTCGACCCCGAACAGCTGTTCAGCGCTGTTCAGGCGCTGAAGCGCGGACGCAACTGCTGGCTCGCTGGCCCTGCTGGCACCGGCAAGACCGAGTTCGTCAAGAACCTCTGCGCCGGTCTGGGTCGCGCTTTCGTGCGCGTCCAGTTCGACAGCGGCGCTGAGCGGTACGAGTTCATCGGCGGCGAGCGCGTCCGCAACGGATCGACGGTCTACCAGCGCGGCATCGTGCTGCTGGGCATGACCCGCCCGGGTGCGGTGATCCTGCTCGACGAGGTCAGCATGGCTCGCCCCGAGTACCTCGCCGCCCTGCACTCGGTGCTGGAGCCGGAAGGCACCGTCACCATCCCCGAGACCGGGGAGATCGTGCGGAAGGCGCCGGGCGTCGTGTTCTTCGCCGCGGACAACAGCAACGGTCGCGGCGACTACACCGGGCTCTACGCTGGCGTCCGCGAGCAGAACGTCGCGTTCGTCAACCGCTTCGCGAAGACGCTGGTCTTCAGCTACATGACCCCCGCCGTCGAGGCGAAGGTCATCACCGGGCGCACCGGGTGCGAGCTGGAGCTCAGCAAGCTGATCGTCAACTTCCTGACGGTCTGCCGCGGTGCCAGCGAGAAGGCTGAGCTCGACCACGTGCCGACGCTGCGCGAGGCGTTCTACCTCGCCGAAGCGCTCAGCGACGGGCAGGTCGCCCAGCGAGCCTTTGAGGAGTGCATCGTGAACCGCGCTTCCAGCGAGGCTCAGGAAGTGCTCCAGCAGCTCTGGAAGGCGAACGTCTCCGACGTCGCGATCGATCAGGCGCTCGCTGGAAAGAGCGCCTTCACGACCACCGTCACCATCAACCAAATGGGTGCCTGATGAACCAGAAGCACGTCACTGGATCGCAGCTGAAGGCTGCGGTGCGAGCAGCTGCGCTGAAGCAGCTGCTGCACTTCGGGGTCAAGACGAGCGCTCGCAAGCTGATGACCTCATGGGTCGGCAGCACCGCGTGGGCGTCGTGGGGCAAGGATGGCAGCATCCGCATCAACTACCCGTCAGTCGCGGAGAACAGTCTGTTCTCCCGTCGCGACGCTGACCTGATCGTCGGCTACACGCTGCACGAAGCCGGGCATGTCGCCTTCACCGAACAGATCGCTGGCGCCAGCTGGCGCCCTGCTTCCGGGATCGCCTTCAAGCTCTTCAACGGGATCGAAGACGCTCGCATGGAGCAGGCGGTGTCGAAGAGCGGCAAGGCGCTGGGCTCGCGGTCAGCTTTCAAGAAGCTGATCAGCAAGTACACCACGACGCACCTGTCGCCGGACTTCAACCCGACGTCGATCAACTGCGCGCCGTTCGCGCTGGCGCTGGTCTGCCGCGCCGCTTTCGGTAACGGCAACGGCTATGCGAAGACGCTGCTGCGTCGCATCCCCATGCCGTGGCAGGGCTGGTATGCCGCTGCCGCTGAGGGGATCACCAAGGCGTCGCTAAAGAAGCAAGGCACCGAAGTGTCGGCGTATCTCGCTCGCGAGTTCCTCGACAGCTGGCTCGCCGCGTTCCCTGATGCGCTCTCACCGCCGCCTGCGGCTGACCTGCCGCCTTCGCCGCTTGAGTCCAGCGAGGACGAGGCTGAGGAGCAGGACAGCGACGAGGAACAGCTGTTCGACGACGAGGACGGCGAGTCCGACGAGGACGACGAGTTCGACCCGGTCGAGGGCGATCGCTTCGACGACGAGGAGGTCGAGACTGACGGCGAGAGCTATGGCGAGGGCGAGGACGGCGACGAGGGCGACGAGAGTGAGGGCGAGCCCCAGCCCGACGCTGGCAGCGAAGAGCCCGACGACGAGCCTGAGGACGACGACGGCGACGTCGGCGGTGACTCTGGCGGCGGCGGCGGCGAGTTCGCCCCGGTCGAGAACGATCGCCTCGACGATCGCAAGCTGATCGATCCTGAGCCGAACGTCGACGACCTCTTCAAGCGAGCCGCGGAGCGCAACAAGAGCCCCGTGAGACTCCCGCCCTGCGCGACCGCGGCGGTCTCCGACATGTCCAAGTGGACGTCCATGAAGGGCGTCGACGAGAACGTCTACGAGCACCTCCGCAAGTCGGCTGGCATGGCAGCGCTGCGCTCCCAGCTGACCCGGGTGCTTCGCGCCCCTGAGCTCTGCGGCTGGGACGGTGGCGCGGTCGGCGGTCGCTTCGACGGTCGCCGTGCTCCGCGCATGTTCGCGGGGTCTGAGCGGGTGTTCAAGCGCCGCTGGGTGAGCCCGGGCGTCGACACCGCTGTGTCGGTCATCGTCGACCTGTCGAGCTCCATGTGGGGCAACAGGGCGACGGCGGCTCGCGACCTCGCGTTCGCGATCGCGGACGTGGTCGAGGGCGCTCGCTGCGACGTCGAAGTCATGGGCTTCCGTCACTCGCAGGGCGCCTCTGGCGGCGATCACTTCGGCAAGGGCGGCGCGCCGACAAGGCTGGACGGCAGGGCTGGCGGCGGCGGCTGGGAGAATACGGGCAGCGGAGCCGTCTACGTCGGCAGCAGCCGCTCCGAGCTGGTGCTCGCGAAGTCCTTCGGCAGGAAGCTGAAGCAGGCGGCGCGAGCGATCGCGTCTCTGCCTGATCTGGTAGGCGGCGGTACGCCGGACTACGAGACGGTCAGAGCCGCGGTCGAGCGCCTTGGTGCCATGCCCCACCAGCGCAAGCTGTGCATCGTGATCACGGACGGCTTCGGCGACGAGGCTGACATGCGGAAGCTGTGCGACGCCGCGCCGAACCTCTTCGGCGTCGACATCGTCGGCTTCGGTATCGGCTGCGACCCGCGGCAGTTCAACACGGTCTACCCGATCGGCACCGCGGTCACGCTGGACACGATGGGCAAGTCGACGCTCAAGGGCGTCATCAAGCAGCTGGAGCTGCGCGGCGAGCGCCGCGTCGCCTGATGCTGTTCAACAACTGTTGGGGGCGCGAGCCCCCTAGGAGAAAAGACCTATGGCTACTCTGAAAGAATTCGACGCGCAGCTCGCACGTCACGACTGGTACTACAACTTCTCGGACTGCCACCGAACGTGGAGAGCAGGGGAGAGCAGCTTCGCGAGCATCAAGGCGCTGGCGAAGATGTCGCCCGAGCACGGCGAGCTGTACGAGGCGTGGAGCAAGCGGCACTTCAGCGGCGAGACCTTCGGCAGGGAACCCTTCACCCGCGAGCAGCTCGACGCTGTCCGCAGGAAGCTGGGCGTGATCACGTGAGCTGCGCCAAGTACATCGCGCAGCTGAGGCTGGCGAGGGTCGAGGTCGAGCGCCTACGCAATCGCGTGGCTCGCTTTGAGGATCGACTCGCCGCGGCGCGCCAGAGACGGAACAGCCTGCGAGGCTGTCTCGCTGTCGCCAACAGAACCATCAAACAGCAGGAGAAAATTCTGTGCAGACTCTAATCGTCCGAGTCCGTAACGTGTACGGCACCCCCGCGGTCTATCCCGTCAACGAGACGGCGCATGCGTTCGCGAGGATCGCTGGCACCAAGACCCTGACCCATCTGGCGCTGGCTGAGGCTGAGAAGCTGGGATACCAGATCGTCGCCGAGCCCGAGCCCGTCCCCCAGTCCATCGCCAAGTGGGCGAAAGCCTAAGGAGAACAGCTGTGCAGAACATCACCATCCAACTGTCCGTCAAGGACGCCGAGTTCCTGCGCCAGTCCCTTTTGAGGGCTGGGGTCAGGCTGGTCAGGGCGACGAAGCGAGACCACGAGGTGCTCACCGAGTACGGGGCGGCTGACGCAGACCCGTCCGTGCAGAGCATGTTCCTCGCTGCGAAGAGCAGCGGCGTGGTCGCGCTCGACCTTTCGTCTGTGCTCTCCCAGATCCTGAAGTCCGGCAAGCCCGTCGCGCTGGTGTCCGTGAAAGACGGGGCGCCGAAAGTCGACGAGCTGCGCGATCACCTGCGAGCTGGTCTGGGCGCTCCCGCCAAGGATCGCCGCGAGCCAGCCCCGGCGCCGGACTCCGATCGTCGCGAGACGATCATCCGAGAGCTGATCAACGCCGGGTACAGCGAGGCGACAGCTGTTGCCTACTTGGAACAGTCCGAACAGGAGGCGCAGTCGTGAGCGGCGGCGTCTGGGTCGCAGACGTCCGCTGCTGGAGCGGCGGCGCCGGGTTCAGCATGTACGTGCGGAAGCCCAGCGGCGCGCCGTTCGCGTTCGCATCCCGGGAGGACGCACTCCGGTTCGTGGAGAGCCTGCACCCGGGCGCGACCACGGTCGGCACCCCTGAGTGGGAGCGCAAGCGCCCCACGGTGCGGGAGATCAGCGGCAAGGACTACACGCTGCTCTTCGACGAGCCACCGACGATTGAGATACCTGAGACGATTCCCTGAGGATTGCACCTGACGGTGTACCTGAGGGGACGACGACACGCTAGGCGAGGGCGGCGTGTTGTTATGGTTGGATAGCCCTCGCGAGTTGAGACTATCAAAGCGAAAGCCCCTGTGCAACAGCTGTTGTGGCTGTTGTGCAGGGGCTTTCTTCGTTTTGGGATTCAGTCCTCAAGCTGGCTGGTCACCTTCCGCCGGGTCGACCGGAACGCGTCATCCATGATTTCTTTGGCGAGGTCGAGCCGCTTCTCCCACCAGCCCTGCTCCGCCTCCGGGGGCAGCTCCATCGACGCATGCCTCCACGCCCACGTCGGCGTGAAAACACCTGTCCCTTCGCAGTGCGAACAGCTGTCCTCCTGCGTCGGCTGTTCCGCATCGTGAGAGTAGCTGACCAGCCTCCTGCCCGACCCGTTGCAAGCCCGGCACACGCGGATCACCCACTCCAGCAGCGCCTGCCTCGCGACGACCTCTGCCCTCTGAGAGCCGAAGCCGATCCGCTTGCGGCGCCCAGCGCGGATCAGCGTCTGGGTCAGCAAGCGTATCGTCCGCGGCGCTTCCTCCTGATGCCCAGCCAGAACCAGCGCATGGATCGACGCCCCAAGCTGAGGCGCGAACGCGAGCGCTGCGACGACGTCAGCGTCGAAGTGCTGTTCGTCCTGTTTGAGGTTTGACGAGTTCAAGGCGCGGGCGATGCGCTCATGGCTAGCCATCAGGCATTCCTCCAACAGCGCAAGGCTTCACGTCCATCGTCTCTCGCATCAGGAACACGAAGTCCTCCAGCCTGAGCATGACGGTCGGTCGAAGGTCGCCGTCAACCCGCATCACCACCACCGGGATTTCGGACTCGCCGCACCCATCCTCGCACTGCTCCAAGAACTTGAGCGCACCGATTTTTCGGCGGCGCTTCACTTCGATCCGGTACGGCGGGACGCTGATGTCCTCCCCGCTGTCCCTCGCCTGCCCCAGCTTGCGCTTCACCACCACGCCCAGCTGTTCCGACAGGTACGTTGCGATCTCGCGTTCCGTCGACGCGCCTCTTTCCCTTTGCAGCTTTCCCACTATGACCTCCTTTGCGATTGATCTCCGGTAGCTTGAGCCAGCAAGGCGCGCAGACCATCGTCCGCATGACCTCGCGATCGCTGCCGCTGCCGAAGTACAGCCTCGCGATCTTTGACCCCTTGTGCGCGGACAGCTTCTTGCAGACCGGGCATTCGTACGTTCCGAGCTTCATGTGACAGTCACCCTCCCTGTTGAGAACAGCCATCCGATCGTCTTGCGGTGAGCGAGCTCCCAGATGGCGACCCGCTCCTCTTTCGTCCACCGCATCCCTTGGTCGAGTTCGTGATGACAGCTGTTGCACATCGCGGCGACGCGGTAGTCGTGCGCCTTGATGCCCTTGCCCTTGTCGTCGCGCAGCTGGTTGCTGTGAGCAGGGACGATGTTCCCGACAGTGTTGATCGCCCCGCAGGCGAAGCACTCAGGGCATTCGTGGATGTGGTCGAGCAGCTTTCGGCTTCGCCAATTCATGTCGAGCACCCGCGTCGTCACAGCGACGGCGTGAAGAACTGGCGGTGGGCGCTGAACGGCATCACGACCAGACGGTTGAAGCGATCGGCTGCGCTCGCGTCTCTGTCGAGCTCGCCGCGTGACTGGATGCCGACGATGTCGAGCATGAACTGGCGAGCCGTATCCTCGGTGTTGACCGGGTCGAACGTGCGCGAGCTCGCCCACGTCCAGAACTCAGGGTCTTTGCACATGACGGCTGCGGTCTGGGACAGTCGCTGGGTCGGCTGTTGAACAGGCTGTTCGTTGTCGTCGATCTGGACGAGGACAGCCATGAATCTTTGACCGGCGCGCTTGCCCTGCCTGATCGTGAAGTCCTTGAACGGGTGCGACTCACCATCCTCGCTCAGCAGGAAGGTGACCGTCCGTCCTCGGGTGGATGACTCAGCCCAGTTGAGGAGCATGATCTCCCCTTGGAATGCGATGTTCGTCTGGCTCACGTTGGATCTCCTTTGTATCGGGTAGCCGCTCGCCGCCGCTGTCCGACAGTCTGTTGCGCTTGCTGTTTTTTCTTGCCTTTCGGTATTGTCTCGACGCGAGGCATCGGGACGTACGGTACGCCTTCGGGCATGGGTCTTCCCCACTCCGAGTCGCGAACCTTGAGGTGCACGATCTTCGCCCCGCGGAAGGTCTCCATCATCTGTCGAACAGCTGTGAACATGCTGTCGACCTCAGGGCTTTCCTTTCTGACCTTCGCGAAGTACTCGCGCTCTGCGGGCGTGAACTTCACGACTCGACCTCCTCGTTGAGGACAGCTGTTTCGACAGCTACGAGCTCCGGCTTCACGAATCGCGGGATCTCGAAGCACGGCGGTCGTCCGTCGATGCGTCTGTCGTGGAAGCTGTTCGCCTCGCGCTGGAACCAGAGCTTGACGGTCGCTTCCTCGCCGCCGTCTCGCTGCTTCACGACGATCACGCTCGCATCGTAGGCGCGCTGCCACTCGACGCGCTTCTCCTGAGGGAGCTCCTTGTCCGACTTCTGGAGCTCAGCTTCCTTGCGCTTGTTCCGGTAGACGATGATCACGTTGTCGACGCGGTCGGTGATCGATCCCGAACCCTTGATGTCGAACTTGCCCGGGATAATCTTCTCGTCCTGAAGCTTGCGGATGTGGTGGACGATGTGGATGTGGATGCCGAGCTCGCGAGCCATCTCGCAGAGCTGGAACACGAAGTCCTTCTGCGAGTTGTAGTCGTCCTCGCCAGAGACGCAGCACATCAGGTTGTCGATGAAGAAGTGCTGAACCTTGCTCTCAAGGGCAGCGTACTTGACGATGCCGAGCATGTCCTTGTTCGACGCCGATCCGCGGACGTCGGCGTACCAGAGGCGATCGCCAGTCCAGCTCAGGAAGTCGCGCACGTAGCGCACGTCTGGGATGCCGCCAGCAGCCTGCAGGATCATCCGCTTGTTGAGCGCCTCTGGCAGCAGCTCAAAGCTCGCGACGCCGCAGCGGAAGCCCTGCTGGATGAAGCCGAGCATGACCTGAGAGATCACCATCGACTTGCCGTGACCGTTCACGCCAGCCCAGACGGTGACCTCGCCGGGTCTGAACTGGATGTCGACCTGACCGAACGGAAGGCGAGCGAAGTTTCCGACCGAGTCGCCGAACATGCGTTCGATCGTCGCTTCCACGAAGTCGACCGGGCGGCGCATCTTGTGGTTCTTCGATTCGGTATCGCGCAGGTAGCGCTCAAAATCGATGCTGTCTGGGATCGTGTTATACATGCGCCATGTCCTCGACAGCTGTTGCGAACCACTGGTTCCACTCGTAATTCTGGAACGACAGCATCGGCTCAAAGGACAGTCGCCAGTCCCACGTCGAGCTGTCCCCGCGTGAGACGGACTCCAGAGTCGGAAGATACATCACCGTCGCGCCGACGTCCCTGCCCAGAACCCAGAGTCTGACGGGGAACGCCTGCCTGCACAGCCCCTCAAGGAAGCCGGGCTCCGGCATGGTATCGGTCACGACCATCGTTTCGATCTTGCGGAGGAATCGCCAGTCGTAGGTGCGCCCGGGCAGAGCCCTGACGAAAGCGTAGGGGTCGGCGTTGAACCGGTATCGCGCAGGCAGCAGCGAGAGCATGACCATTTCAGGCGCACGACCGCGCAGCCGAGAGGTGACGATCGCCTCTGCGCCGTACGGAAGCGGTGAGCTGGTCACTGCCATGCGGAGGCGTCCTCCGACTCGACCTCGTCGAGGTAGCGCTTCTGCGAGAGGTAGGTCGCAGCGTGAGGCACGAACCGACCGCCGTCCTTCGACCACTGGTCTGTCGCCTTCACGGCGCGAAGGTGCGCCATGACCTTCTCAGCCTGCAGGTGCAGACGCTGGCGCTTCCAGAGATCGAACGCTCGCGCCTTGCCGTCTTTCCTCGGGTACTCCAGCCAGAACTCGACGAAGCCGTCCGCGAGGCAGAGCGGCTCGCTCTCGTCGGGCTTGTCCTTCTGCGTGAGGAACTTCGCGATCTGCGCCGCTTGGTTTTCGCCGATGCGGATCGACACGACGTCGTCAGCGGTCGCGCCGACGTTCTGGGTGATGACGAACTCGTCCCCTTCGTGGGTGATCGAGATCGGTAGGTGGGTCAGGCTCTTCACTCCGCGCTCCGTGGGTGTTTGCTGTGGAACTGCGGAGTCTACTTAGCGGTATGTGCGTATTCAATACCCGGGAGTATTGATTGACCGTCTGGCGGTTATGAATCCGCTTCCCGCTCCTGCACGAATAGGAGCTCTTGGTTCCCCTCTGCCCTTTGGTGAGACAGACCTAGCCCAAGACTGGTCTGCCTTCACACGCCTGCCCTTCGGAGCCGACATGACCCGCCAGCCTTTTCGCGGAGAGGGTGCTAGCTTCGCCGCCCTCATGTCCCCTGTTCCACCGCTGACGTCCAGTAGGGGTATTTGCCGCTCAGCCCTGTCGCCTTGACCCCCGACTGAGCGGCTGTGCCACAGCCTCAGGTGCTGTTGAGCTTCTGCTTCACGTACTCCCAGTCGATGATCTCGCGACGGTTGACGAGCTCGCGGAAGTCGAGCGCGCCGCCGCTGTGCTTGTCGATCGCGATCGCCATCGACAGCGAGAGCGTGTTCGCATCGCGGTAGACGAGGCTCGTCACGTACGCACCGGACACGTCGACGAGGTGACCCAGTCGGTCGCGTTCGATCTGCGGCAGCGAGCGGATGTAGGTCTTGTGCGGCGCCTCGGGCTGCGACGGCGCAGCTTCGGCAACAGGGGTGATCTCGGCGTTCATCTTGGCTCCTTGGTTCAATACCGAACGGTATCGGTCGCCGATCATAGCGATACTCGCACGTGCGTCAAGGTTTCTGCCCGATACGAAACGGTCGCCGATTGACCACCGTACGGTATTACATTACAGTTCAGGTCACGAACTACCTTGGAGACATAGCCATGACCAGCGCTTTTGAGGTGCGGCGGCAGAACCTGATCTCCCTGATCAGAGACTCCTACGAGGGGAACCGCGCCGCGTTCTGCCGGGCGACCGGGAAGAACCCGAATCTGATCAACCTCGTCCTCACCAACAACCCCGACTACCGCCGGAACATCGGCGAGAAGCTGGCTCGCGACATCGAACAGCGAGCCGGGATCGCCTCGGGCTGGCTCGACTCCCCGCACGGTATCGGCGCGAGGCATGTCACGCGCATCCCCGTCCTGACCGATTCTCGCGACGTCCCAGACCGCGCTCCCCTGACGAGCGACTTCTCCGTCACCCTGCCCATCGATGACCCCACGCTGGCTCTGCGTTCGTCTGGCACGGCGAACCTCGTCATCGTCCCGGCTCAGGACTCCTGCATGGCTCCGACGATCAGCGTCGGCGATCACGTCTGGGTGGACTTGGGCGCGAAGAAGGTCGTCGGCGACGCCATCTACGTCGTGCGGATGAAGGGCGACGGGACGCTGTTCCGGCGCATCCAACAGCTGCCGAACAGCGAGATCCGCATCACCGCGGACAACCCGGCGTACTCGCCGCAGATCCTCAAGGCTCGCTCAGCTGCCATGCCGCGGGTGATCGGCAGGGCGATCTCCTGCACGAAGCGAGTCCCGCTCTGACCCGGTGACCAGCCGGGCTTTGTGACCGCACGTCGGTCACGAATCTTTTTGTTCGTAAACAATACCGGAACGTATTGACATAGCAATTTCGCGTCAATATAGTCGCGGCATGAACCTTGAGGATGACGGGCTTCAAGCGTGGCACCACCACGAAGAGCTGCTCCAGCAGCAGTATGAGCTGGAACAATCCCGTTCCGTTTTTTTCAACAGCAAGGAGTCGAAGATGTCCCTCATCGCAAGCGATCCGTACGGCGATCGCAAGTACGAGAACGCCCCAGCCGGGGCTCACGTGGCGCGCTGCTTCCGCGTCGTCGATCTCGGCACGCAGACCTTCAGCGTCGGCGGCGAGACGAAGCAGGCGCACCAGTGCCTGATCACGTGGGAGCTGTCGAAGCTCATGGAGAGCGGCAAGCCGTTCACCATCAGCGAGAAGTACACGGTCAGCCTGAACGAGAAGGCGCGCCTGCGCGCTGTGCTGGAGAGCTGGCGCGGTCGGAAGTTCACTGAGGTCGAGCGCAAGGGCTTCGACCTGAAGAACATCCTCGGCAAGGTGTGCTTCATCAACATCGTCCACGCCGAGCGCGGCACCAAGAGCTACGCCAACGTCGCGTCGGTGATGCCGGTGCCGGACGGCATCGCGTCCCCCGCCCCGGTCAACGAGCTGGCGTTCTACGCCATCGGCGATCACGACCAGAAGATCTTCGACAGCCTGCCGAAGTACTACCGGGAAATGATCCAGAAGTCTCCCGAGTTCCAGCTGCTCGGCAAGAGCGCTCCCGCCAACCCCAGCGCCGAAGAGGATTTCGCAGATGACATCCCGTTCTGAGCTCAAGCCGATCAAGAGCATGATCCTGCGAACCCTCAGTGCGCGCAGGGTTCGCGGCGCCAACCTGACCGAGCTGATCGAAGCGACCGGCGGCAAGCGCTGGAGCGTCGCACCAACGATCACCCGCCTCCACAAAGACGGGCTGATCGTCCGCGAAGGAAGCTGGCGTTCGTTCCGCTACTGGATCGCGGGACAGCCGACGTCAGCCGCCATCAAGGGGGGAAAGCCGCGTGTGGCGCGTAAGGCTAAGCGACAGCGATCTGTTGCTGCTGCATGAAGTGACGTCGAAGCGGTGCTCCACGAAGTCCGCGCATTCGGTCGCAAGCCAGAAGCACGACCGGGCGCGGACGGACTGGGACATCTGCTACTTCGGGTTCATGGGGGAGGTCGGAGTCGCCCGTGCCTTGTGCATCGATCCAGATTGGTCGGTGCTCATTGGCGGCGACAGCGGCTTCGACCTCTCCCTTGGCGGGATCACGTGTCAGGTGAAGACACCGATCTCGCGGCAGACGAAGGACTGGCTGTACTTCAACAGCGCGGAGAAGCTGACAAGCCGTGCGGGAATCCTCTGCAACATCGACGAGTACGAGACGTCGGTGATCATCAGGGGAGTCGTGCTGAGGCAAGACTTCTTCAGCGGATGCGTAGCCAAGGACTTCGGATACGGTGAGCGGATAGCCCTGCACGTCTCGCACATGCGGTCGATGGACGACCTGATCGCGGCGGTGCAGGAATCGAAACAGCAGAAGGTAGGTGAACGATGCTGACCAACAAGCTCAATCTCCCCGAGTCGATCGTGCTCGCGGTGATGAACGACCCATACAGTCGCGGCGAGAGCGACGTCAGCGTGACCCAGCTGATCTCGCCGCCGTACCAGCGCAAGCTGCGCGACGATGTCGAGCAGATCGAAGACGTCTCCGAACGGCTGTTCTCCCTGTACGGACAGATCGTCCACGGGATCTTGGAGCGCTCCGGCATCCGCGCCGGGCTCAACGTCGAGCGGCGCCTGTTCTCGGAGGTCAACGGCTGGACTGTGTCCGGCGCGTACGACCTCTTTGAGGGCGGCATCCTCATGGACTACAAGTTCACCACCGTCTGGTCGGTGAAGGGCGACGAACCGAAGACGGAGTGGGAACAGCAGTTGAACCTGTTGCGCGCCCTCGCTGTTCGCAACGGCATGGAAGTCACGGGGCTGCGGAACGTCGCCCTGCTCCGCGACTGGTCGAAGAAGCAGGCGAAGCGCGACCCTGAGTACCCGCAGCTGCCCGTCGCTGTGGTGGAGATCCCCGTGTGGGATCTCGCTCGCGCAGAGGAATTCATGCTGGAGCGGGTGAAGCTCCACCAGCATGAGACGCCTGACCCCTGCACCGACGAAGACCGCTGGCTCAAGCCGCCCGTGTTCGCCCTGAAGAAGGGCGGCGCCAAGAGGGCGCTGAAGCTGTTCGACAGTCTGTCGGAAGCCGAAGCCGCGCTCGTCGAGGCTGGCAAGGACAAGCACTTCATCGAAACGCGGACGGGCGAGTACACGCGCTGCGAGAGCTACTGCAACGTCAGTCACGGCTGTCCGGTGTGGAAGGCTCACAAGGAGAACGTCCCCTTCTGAATTGGTGCCGTGGCTCTGACCCCCCCTTGTCGCGGGGCTGCGGCACTTAACCCAGATGCAGTCTGGAAACTAAACGGAGCGGCTGACCCGTACTGCAATCAGCCAAGAATCATGGAGCGAACGCAGGAGATCGCAGATTTCATCGCCGCCGCGGTCGTCGCGGTCGTGCTGCTGTGGGGCATCGCGTTCGCGATCGGCTTGATCAGATTCATCGTTGCCTGCTGGAGGACAAGAAAGTGACCATCGAACTCGACGACATCGACAAGGAATGGCTCTCGCGCTCGCACTCGCCTGAGGAGTACCAGCGCACATGCAAGGAGCTGATGGAGCGCTGCGCGTCGTATGCGGCGCAGCTTGAGCTGTTGAACAGTCGCAGCGCCAATAAGACTGCGAAGACCGCCATGAGTCGCTTCACCGCGTACCGCCGGAACATCAGCCAGCGCGATACCCACAACCACCTCCAGAAGAACGCCGACCACGAACCGCAGTTCGAGGGCGTCGTGTTCACGGATGGCAGCGTGGCGATCCGGTGGATGACGGCATGTCGATCGACGTCGATCTGGAGCAGCCTTGAGGACTGCATCAACATCCACGGTCACCCCGAGTACGGGACGGAGATCGTGTTCCACGACAGCGCCGCGCCGCAGTGCTGGGTCGACGCGCTGCATCGCGCGCTTCAGGAAAAGCAGCGCGCTAAAGCACAGTTCTACGAGCTGCTCAACGAGGGGAAAGCATGAGCACGCGCTATGCCACCTGCTTCGGCTGCGGGTACGCCATTCCAATGTGGGAGAACAAGCTGCTGAAGTGCGCGATTGACTGTCCGCGTTGCAGGCGAGAACGCGCATTTGGTCACGGCGTTTTCATCGAAGACTTTGAGGGATACGACATCTCGGAAGTACTGCGCCAGCAAACGAAAAAGCCAAGCGCCGCCCATCGTGATCCGGGCGATGAAGCCATGAGTAACGCCAAAGAGTACGCCGTGCCTGTACCCACCGAAGCCGACCGCAAGCGGGACGAGTTGGAACGACTGCGCGACGAGCTCGCGATGGCAGCGTTGAACGGGTTGCTGGCGAAGTACGGGCTTGGCGAGGTTGCCGTTATGGCGGCTGACTCCTACGAGATTGCTGACTGCATGCTCGCGGCGCGGAAGGTAAAGCTGTGAGCGCCGCCAAAGAGCATGACCTATCGTCCAAAGCGTGGGGACGCAACTACAACATCGTCGGCGTCTTCAATCAGGGGCAGCAGTTGAAGTGCGCGATATGGGCTACCCCGATGCCCAAGGTCGGCGAGTTCCTGCTGCTTTCCGACCCGTCCGCGCCCGATGGACGCACCCGTTACCGGGTCGAGACTATCCACCCCTGCGAAAACCCGCGAGACATGGCGTTCGTCAATCTGGCGTTCGCACCGAGGAAGGCGGTTCTTTCGTGATCGCTATCTACTACCACAATCACACCGTTAAGGAGACAGCATGAAGACTACTCACATCGTCACTCGTATCGGCTTCGACGGCGAGGCACGGGCGCACTTCCAGCACTCTCACGCTCCGTCCGCGCAAGCGGATTTTGCGATGCGGCTGATGACCCAGTTCGCACTGGTCGCGGCTCAGGATGATGGCGAGGACAGCGCCGGACGCCAGAAAGCGCGGACTCTGAGCGCGGTGGAGGCGGCAAAGAGAGCCTGCGACATCTCGGCTGCGGCGTTCGATGAGTTCCACGCTCGGGGCTGGCTCATCGAAATCCCGCCGCTCACCGAAGAGCAGGTCAAGAAGATGCTTGACAGGGACTGAAGCCGTGAGCATTTCGCCTGAGAAAATCGCGGCTCACAAGCTCGCGGCTGACCGGCTGTGGATCATCAAGAAACTTGGCGAGCAGGTCGAGCGGCTCGGCGCCGATAACAAGCAGCTAAAGGCTCAGGTCTTCCTTCAGATGAAGTGGAAGACAGAGGCGCAGGACGAGAACGAGCGGCTTCTGAAGGTGAACGCGGAGCTGTTGGAGGCGTTGCGGCTGTTTGTCGATGACGCGCACACGATGACCGAGCGCGAGAGGCTTGAAAAAGCCCGAGCCGCAATCACCAAAGCAGAGCAGGAGGTGAAGCCGTGAGTGCCGACGAATTGCGCCGCCTACACGCGATGAACGCGAAGTTGGTGGATGCGCTTGAGGGCATCGAAACCTCGACCTATGAACCCGCGACCGCCAAGCTAGCCCGCGCCGCCCTTGACGCCGCGCTCGCGGAGCCGGAAAAAGAACGGGCCGAGACTGGCATCCCGGCCCGAGGAGAGATCGAGGTCTCAACGGGCAAATCATACCGCGAGCACATCACGGACGGAAGCCCTTGCTGGTGCAACCCCGAACTGAACTACCGCGATCCCGACACCGGGGCCGAAGTATGGGTACACAGGAGAGAACAATGACCTCGTTCAAGAAGTCCGCGCTCACCATCGCCATCGACTGGCTGACAGCAAAGCCGACCGACCTCAGCGCGTGGGCGGCGCAGGGGCGACTGGTGCGCGTGATGCTTGAAGCCGCGCTCGCGGAGCCGGAGCAGAAGCCGGAGCCTGTGCTTGCACAGCACAGATTTAGGCGTCCACAAAAAGGCTCGCCAAATTGGGGCAAGTGGCACGAGTGTAGTGTAAGAAACCGTCCTGCGTGGGAAATTGACTCGCAGGGATTTGAGGTTGAGTACCGCCTCCTCTACACCGCCCCACCCGCAGCCGCGCTTGCGGAGCCGGAGCACATCCACACCTGCCCCCCTGACTGCCAGAAGCCGTTGTGCGTGAACAGGCGGCGCGAGGTGGCGGCAGCGGTCGAGGCTGAGCGGGAGGCAATCCTCGCCCACTGCGAGAGGGTTCATAGATCGTACGCCGGGCATAACCTGCCGTTTGGTCTGATGCAGCTGATGGACTTCATTCGTGCGAGGAGTAGAAAATGAAAGACGCAATCAACCCAGACCACTACAAGCAGGGCAACATCGAGTGCATCGACGCGCTCCGATCGTCTCTGACGCCGGAAGAGTTCCGCGGGTTCTGCAAGGGAACGGCGATCGCCTACCTGTGGAGGATGGGGCGCAAAGACGCGCCAGAGCAGGAGGCTGGCAAGGCAGCATGGTACGTTTCATGGCTGGCTGGGGTAGACCCGCGTGGGCGCTGACAGCAAGGAGAATCACGATGAACTGGGACAAGACCAGCGAGATCATGTGCAGGATCGTGGCGATCCTGTGGCTGGCTCTGGTGACGTGGCTGGCGATCACGACGACCCCGTAGACGAGTGCTGCGAGGTCGAGCCGGACGAGCAGACCCTTCACGCTGACGGCTTTGAGGATGCGTTCATCGGATACGGACAGCAGTTCAGCAGGATGATCGCCGTGTACGACTACGCGAAGTGCGTCGAGATCCTGAAGAGCCGCGACGGCATGAGCCACGAAGAAGCCGAGGAGTACATGTCCTTCAACGTCACGGGCGCTTGGGTCGGCGAATACACGCCGGTATTTTTGAGAAGGGCGAAGCTGTGATATTGTCCCGCCCGGGTACGTGGACGCTGCGCTAGGAGTTCACATGAGCATGTACCTGAGAGGCAGCGTCTACTGGATCGAAGTGCGTGATCCAGACGGGAAACGAATCCGTGAATCCACGGGTACGGGAGACCGTGAAAAAGCGAAGCTGTACCACGCGATGCGCGTCTCGCAGTTGAAGGCTGGGCATTCCAAGCTTCCAACGTGGGAGGACGCATCGGAGAGGTGGCTGCGCGAACGCACCGACAAGAAGTCCCTTGACCGGGACGAGTCGATGGTGCGGTGGCTGAACGGGCATTGGGCGGGGAAGGTGTTCGCGACCATCACGGAAGACGAAGTGCGAGCGGTGGTCGAGCTGAAGAAAGCCGAGACCACGGCGTCGAACGCCAACCACTACCTGAAGTTCGTGAAGTCGCTGTTCAACAGGGCTGTTGAATGGAAGTGGGTTCCTGCAAACCCGGTGAAGATGAAGCCGTACAAGGTCAGCAACCGTAGGGTGCGGTTCTTGTCGGAGCAGGAATTCGGCAGGCTCATGGACGAGCTGCCTCACCACTTGAAGGTCATGGCTGAGTTCTCCGTCCTGACTGGGCTCAGGATGTCGAACGTCACCGGACTCAAGTGGAACAGGGTCGACCTCGACCGCAGGCTGCTGTGGGTGGCGTCGTCGGACTACAAGTCCGGGCGCGATCACGGCATCCCGCTGAGCGAGTCAGCGGTCGCCATCCTGAAGGGCGAGCAGGGGCAGCACCCGATCTACGTGTTCACCTACGACGGGCATCCGGTCGGCAGGGCGAACACCACGGCGTGGAGGAAAGCCCTCAAGCGAGCCGGGATCGACGACTTCCGCTGGCACGACCTGAGGCACACCTTCGCTTCGTACCACGCCATGAACGGGACGCCGCTGCTCACGCTCAAGGCGCTGGGCGGCTGGGCGAGTCTGGAGATGGTGAACCGGTACGCCCACCTCGCCGCGGAGGGGACGCGGCAGTACGTCGGGAACAGCATCCCAACAGCTGTGGGGGTGCGTGGGGAAAGCGTGGGAGGTGTGGCAGCGTAGCCCCCACAGGGGGGACGGATCTGCCTGTGCGTTTATGGGGTGCACCCGAACAGAAAGTGGCGGAGTGGACGGGACTCGAACCCGCGACCCCCGGCGTGACAGGCGAAGGCGTTGTGTTGCGTTTCAACAACTTGCGGCGTCCGCGTACCCACGCTACGCCCGTCTTCGCCTCCACGTGAGCCAGTCTGCCGCCGCTTCGATGTCGTGCTCCACCCTGACGATCCCGAGCTCGTTCGCCTTCGGGTCGATGATGACCGTGGCGCTGGGGGAGATCATCCGCGGCGGGAGCCCCAGCGCGTCCGCGTAGGCGTCGTGGCGCTTGTAGGCGCCGAGCTGGAGGCAGTGGGCGAGCATCCCCGTGGCTGGCACACGGATGAGCTGGTAGCCCCCGGTGTGCTTGTGACCCGAGACCAGCACGTGGTCGTGGTGGGTCAGGTGGGCGGCGCGCAGCTGCCCGTGGCTGGGGTTCCACATGCTGTTCCCGGGGAAGTCGTGCCGGGCGACGATGCGGACTTCCGCGCCGTTCGCGAACCGCAGGGCGAGCCTGACGGTGTGGTCGCCGGTCATGTCGACCGCCGCCTGCCGCTGGATCCAGCGCAGCGGGTCGCCTGACCCCGCCCAGTGGTCATGGTTCCCCGAGACCATGAACAGCCACTTGCCGGACAGGTCGTTCACGAACCACTCGACCAGCTGCCATGACTGGCTCGCCGTGGTCTCCTGCTCCGCGTAGAGCCTCGCCAGACGCCCTATCCAGTTGTTCTGGAGGTCTCCGACGCACCCGGCGTACATGCCCGGGGTCGCCTTGATGACCTCCATCTCGCGCTCCAGAGCGCCCAGATCGGTGCCGGGGTCGTCGACGTGCGGGTCACCCATCAGGCAGACGGCGATCGGCTGGTCGGTCTTGACCTTGATGGGGATGAGCTTGCGCGCCTGAGCCGCCTCGTCCTTGCGGTCGAACTCGCGCTTGCGCCGCTCGATGAGCTCGCGCACGTCGATCTTGCCGTCCGGCAGGCGGGGGAACTCCAGCTCCTGCTGCGGAGGCGGTCTCGGCGGCGGGTCGCCGACGCGGGCGAGGTAGTCCTTGTGTCCTTGGTAGCTCGACTCGGGGATGGCGACGCCCTTGGACTTCAGCCCGATGATGCGCGACTGGAGCGTCCTCAGGGCGATCCCGAGGGTCTGGGCGGCGAGAACCCTGACTCCGCGGTTGGCGGTCAGGGCTGCGATGATCTCTGCGTCACTTGCCTTTGGCTGCATTGGGGTACTCGAAGGTTGAGAGGGACTGTTGCAACAGATGTCCGAGCTGGTCGACGAATCGCTCATCTCGGGCGAGCGGGTGAGCCATCATCTCCAGCATGGCGTGCGCCCACTCATGGCAGAAGGTCTGCATCACGACGCTAGGCTGCTGCCCGGCGACGAGATCGATCCTCAGGTTCGCGTAGTCCCAGAAGCCGACGTCGCCTTTGTACTGCCACTTCGGCTTCGGGACGATGCGGACGGCGATCTGGTGACCGCACAGCTGGAAGCTCTTCGGTATGGCGCTCTTCAGCGTCACGGTTTCCTCCTGTGTCAATCTGGGGTCTTGGGGTTCGCCCTGTAGAACTCGCGGTTGAAGTCCGTGTAGAGCTTGTCCTTTTCCTTGGCGATCCGAGAGAGCATCTCCTCCGCAGTCGCGGCGTCGATGCTGCCGTTCGTGCGCCGCTCGACGATGCGGATCTCCTCCTCTCGGTGGGCGGCTAGAGCCTGCTTCGTGCTCTGCACCGCGTAGCCGAGCTCGGCGATCAGCCTCTGGTCTCGGAGCCGGTCTGCGGTCTTCTCCTCGCGCCCCTTCTCTGCGTAGAACAGGTCGCTCGCCTCTTTCATGGCGCGCACGGCTTCGTCCGCGTTCCTGAAGAACTCGGTCTGATTCTGCTTGCCCGTGTTCTGCTGGTAGAAGCTCCGCACGATGGGGATCTTGTTCTTGTCGACGGCAGCGTCCAGACCGACCTCAGTCGAGAGGTAGATCGAGTCGGCAAGGTCGCGTGCGAAACCGCCAGCGCCGCCGGTCAGGAAGCCGTACCCGTAGCGCAGCGTCTCGGGCGAGACGTCGATGCCGCCGCTGTACCAGACCGTGCCGCCAGTCCTGTCGTTCATGTAGCTCGACAGCTGTTGGAACAGGGTGCCGCGGGTCGAAGCCCAGAACTTCTCGCTGTCAGGCTTGCCCGGCTCGAACGACGAATCCGGCATCAGCGGGATGCCCTGCTCCGTCATGTTCATGTTCACGACCGCGAACGGGTCGAGCAGCGTCGGAGACGCGAACGTAGCCGGGTTCTCCAGAGAGCCGAACGGCGAGAAGTGCGTGAAGAACGAGTCGCGCATGAACGCCGCGACCTTCGCCAGAGGCACTCCACGCTGCAAGTCGCTGAGCGCGTACCCGAGGTTGACGAAGAAGCCCGAGCCGTACGCCATCGGGATCGTGACGGTGTTCCCGTCAGGCGTGAAGAACAGCAGGCTCTTGATCTTCGTGTTCTTGTAGAGCTGCTTGTCCCAGTACGGCTCGTCGTCATCGCCTGACACGCCAGACCCGAGCTGGGCGATGGCGTACCCGAGAGCGGCGAGCGCGCCACCGAGGGCGAGACCAGCCTTGCCAGACTTGAAGATCAGGTTGTAGGTCGCACGCGTGCCTTGGATGTTGGCGTTGGCGAACATGTAGAGCAGACCGAGGTGCGGCGTCCACTTGCCCTTGCGGTCGAAGTTCACCGTGACGTTCTTCGCGGCGTCGGTCGCCTCCTGACGGTTGGCGCCAGCCTCAAGGCGAGCCATGTAGGTCGCAAACCGCATCGCGATCTCGACCGAGCCAGCCGCATCCAGCATCAGGTCTTCGACCTTGCCGATCATGCTGACCAGCTGGGTGCCGTAGGTGCGCGGGTCGAGAGACCCGGCGACCTGCGCGGCGCGGAACATCCGCTGGATCTCGCCCTGAATGTCCTCGATTTCCTTGATGTCGAGGAAGCCGACCTTGCCGCCATCAGCACGGAACATGTCGTAGGCTTCCTTGAGCGTGATGGTACGCGGGGGCTGGCCCGGCTCACGGATGGTGATCGTGTCGTTGTTGCCTTGCCACGTGCCTTCTCGCTCAGCCTTCCAAGCGACCCGTGCCGACTTGAACAGGCGCGCATACGCCTTCCCGGCAACCTTCGGCCCGTACTTCACCAAGTTCCAGAAGCCGCCGGTCTCGGTGTTTCGGATCGCGTCGATGAACACGAACGCCGGGGACAGGGTGGTGCGGAGCTTCGCGAGCGTCTGCATCACGCCAGACCACACGCGGAAGTAGAGCTTCGCCTGCTCGCCGCTGCCGATGGCTCCGGTAAGCTGGAGGTCTTCCAGCATCCCCTCGTCCTGCACGCGGATGAACACGGGGCGCCCCTTCACGCGGACAGCGATGGTCTGCGCCGGGTCTTCGTTCACCTCAAAGGCGATGCGAACAGTCCCCTGCACGTAGCCGAGCGGGGTCATGCCGCCCTTGTAGTACGAGCGCGAGACCTTCGGCGCGTTGACCTGCCAGAGCGCTGGGTCTGGGTTGGTCTGCACGAACTGCAAGAGCAGGCGGTAGACCTTGTTCTTCTCGGCGAGCACGACCGCGTCCGAGTAGTCCTTGAGGATGTTCTCAAGGATCTGCCCGGCACGGGTCTCACGACCCTTCGCGGTGCGAGCGAACGGGTTGCGCGGATCCATTCGCCCGAACGACCCAGCACCCAGCGGGTTGCCGGTCGACTCGTCGAAGTCCTCGAAGCCGCGCAGCGGGACGTAGTTTGGGCTGTCCGCTCGCCACTGGGCGACGACCTGCGGCTCGACCAGTCCCTCGGCGAGGAGCAGGTTCTGCGTCATCACCGAGATGTTCCGCACCCGGTTGGCGATGCGCTGGATGTCGGCGAAGTTCCGGCGAGCGCGGAAGCTGGCAACGATCTGTGTCGCCTCGGCGTTCGTCATACCGGAGCCGCCGTCAATCTGGAACTGCGTCGGGTTGCGCTGCTGGATGATCGCGTTGCGCTCCGGCGCGTACACGGCGTACAGGTACTGAGCGACCTCTTCGAGGTTCACGCCAGCCTTGGCGGCTTCCTCGATGATCGGGATCTCGACCTCCTTCTTGAAGCGGTCGAGGCGACCGCGGACGGCGCCACGCATACGCTGCACGGCGCTGGAGAGGTCGGTGCTGCCCAAGACGTTGCCCTGAGCGTCCGCGATGCTGAGCGTGCCACCCTGCTGTTCAACAGCCTGTTGGATGTCCTCGACGCGGGACATCCGGTTCTCGAACAGGTTCTCGACGAACTGCTCCCTGCGAGTGCGAGCAGGCAGGGTGAAGCGGTTGCCCGGCGTGGGAACGCGGCGTGCGAATCCGGTGTTGGGATCGACTGGATCTCCGGTGCCGCCGATCTCCAGCTTCCGCATCCAGTTGCTGTTGGGGATGACAGGCAGCGTGCGGCTGGGGACGGAGTTAGGCGTCTTGGCGAGCGTCGGCGTGATCTTCGCGAGGCTCGGCAGGTTCCTGCCGATGCGCGCTGCGAGCGCCATAGCCTTGCCCTTGTCGAAGTAGACGAGGCTGGAGCTGTTCAGCTCGCGGTTCATCTCTGCGAGCGAGTTGGGCTCGTTCACAGGGTAGACGCTGGCGATCTCCGAGGCTCTGTTGTCACCGTAGCGGACGTCGGGGTGGACGATGGCGACCACGGGGAAGCCGTCCTTGACCATCCCGATGATGACCTTGTAGCCGTAGCGGCGACCGGGCTTGCTGCCGTCGCTCTTGATGACGGCGATCGGGTCAGCGATCAGGCGCGGGACGGCGTAGATCTCATCGACCGTGAGCGGGATGCGACGTGCGGTCTGGACGACGAATCCAGCCGCGTTGCGACGGACGCCGCCGTCTTCCTCGCTGACGCGACCGGTGAACGACGGGTTCACCACCTTCGCGACGTTCTTCCCCTCCATGACGAACAGCTGTCGGGGAGCGCCGACAGCGCGCAGAACAGTGGGGGTCTCGCTGATCCCGAAGAGCTGGGGAGCCCCGGGCGCTTGGTTGGCGGCGAGCTCTACGAGCTTGCGGCTGAACTGCCCGGTCGACTTGGGCTTGGGCTTGGGGAGTGACTCCAGAGCAGCGGCTTGGGCGTCGAGCCCGTCGCCGTAGGACGCGACCCGCTCACCGCCAGACTCAGACGCGTTCTCAGGGTCGTAGACCATGAACACGACGTCCGGCTCGCCGTTGTTGAACTCGCGGAAGACGGACTTGTCCCAGTCCGGCTCCTTCTGGCTCTCGTCCCAAGGGGTGCGAGCGACAGTCCTGAACCCGTTGTCCGCATAGATCTCGGGGAGGATCGTGTCGAACGCGTCGAGCTTGCGACCGCCCTCGTCCACAGCGAGCTGGAGCATGGCGTTCGCCGCGCCCTTGGTGCCGCTGAACACGGACACGATGTCGCCGTCGTCCTTGAGCGCGAAGCCAGACTTGCCGTCCTCGGACAGGAACAGGCGCATCGTGGCGTAGGCGGCTTCATCGTAGACGCTGACCGCGGCGCCGAACTGGCTGGCGCTCTTCGCGGAGAGGATGGAGGAGCGGAACAGAGCCGCCCCACCGGACAGCTCGTACATCTTCGGCGCAGGTTTGCCGATCGTGCCGAGCCTGTTCTTGAAGACCAGCTCGGGCTGGTACTCCGCAACGACTGGGGTATCTAGAACCCGAACTCGTCCATCATCGCCTGAGCTTTTTCTCTTGTAAGCCCGGGGTGCTTGTGCATCGCCCGTTCGATAGCGTCGAATCGTCCGGGAGACGAGAATTCGGTCTCGCTCCCTTCGGGTGAGCGTGCGAGACCCTTCGCCTTCACCGCCTCCGCGGTTTTCTTGGCGAGCTCCCTGATCTCTTCCCTCGACATCTGCAACAGACGCCTGTCGTGCGCGTCTTGATCCAGATTCGGCTGCTGCCCTGAGTTCTCGTTCATCGTATCCCTCTTCCAAAAGGAGCTTAGTGATTGCCCCTGCGTAGTCCTGACTGGTTACCGGGAGGTCGACCCCAAGCGACTTGTAGAGCTCCTGCTCAGGATACCAGATGAGAGCCTGCAAAGCGGCAGGCGGCACACGACTCCCGTGTGCTTCCTTGACCATGTCGACCGCCTTGCGGACAACGTCGCGCAGAAGCCGCCGCTCCCCGCCGCTCGCCGGGGCGTCCTTCGGCTTGTCGAGCGAGATGATCATCGCTGACGCGGCGTTGACGAACCTGCTCTTTACTCGCGTTTTGTTTTTGTAGGACTCCTTGTTGGCACTGAAGTCCCTTTCGTGCGCCGAGTCGACCAACCTTGCGAGCGTGATAGCCGCTTCGCGGTCTGTCTTCGCCCTCTCGACGAGGGCGGGATCGAACTGGCTGGAGTAGATGCCGTCGTTGCCTGTCTGCTCGAACGAGCCGCGGAAGGTTTGGAGCTGATCCGCGAACCTCTCTTCGTCGAATGCGCGAAGGGCGCCAATCAGGCGACCAATGGTTCGCATGAACCACATGTCGATGGTGACTGGCTCGAAGTTCCCAGACAGGTTTGAGTAGAAGCCAAACCCGATCTTGGGGCCGAAGATGGAAGACCCGAGCACCATCTCGTCGACGAGCTCGTCTACGTTATGACCCATCGCCCTGAGCTCGCCAGCAGTGAACGGCGTCTCAAGGAATCGCATGAACTCGTTCCTGCCGAGCCTGCCGATCATGTCGTTTGCGAGCGCGAAGTTCCCTGCCATCTTCGCCGCGCTTTCGCCTGACCCGCGCTCAGGGAACTTGCCGTCCTTTCGGTAGTCGGCATACACGCCCATCGCGAACTTGATGTTGTCCCTGACGTTCAGCCCCTGCGAGGACACCGCAATCGCGATGCGGAAAGCCATCTGAGCTTCGCGGTCGGTTGCCAGCTCTGGGTACTTCAGGGCGGCGAGGCTCATCAGCTTGGCGATCGTCGCGTCGTACCATTCCTGAGCGTTCTCGCCAGCCCCGATGGCGGCAAGAACTTCCGCGGTGACCAGCTTGGCGAGCGTCTCGCGGTCTGCCTCTTCCGCGAGGTTGAGCGTCCTGAGTCCAGACTCAAGGCGGCGATTCTGGAGGTACTCGACTGTGTCGGTCAGGTCTCCGGCGAACGGGGTGTCGAAGGCGCGCCTGCCAGCTTCGCCGGTCTGGAACGCAAGGGAGGTCGCGTTAAGCTCCTCGTCCGTGAGACCGAGGCGACGCTGTATATCTCTGGCGATTTTCTTGTCAGCCTTCGGGGCGTTCTTCATCGCCTCGACGACAGCCGCGGCGTCGACAGCCCTGAAGGCGATCGCGTCTTCGTCGTACTTGGACGCCTTGGCAATATCGCTGACGAGGGAGCGGACACGATTAGCCTGTTCGCGCACGACGATGCGACCGCTCGGCAGCTCTTCGTAGCTGAACCGACCGGCGCGCTTGATCTCGGGCTTCTTCGGCTGCTTAGGCTCCGGGCTGACGTCTACCTTGCGCCCGTACTGCCGTTGCTGTGTTTCCGTACCGGACGGTATCGTCTCGGGCGCAGAAGAAGGCTGGCTTACGCCTTCTTGGCGCCCATCTGCGCGAGCCGGAGCAGCGGGTTGCTCGGGCTGTTCGACGCGCTCGCGACGCGGCGCAGCATCTCCTCGTCGTACCTCGCCTCGAACTGCTCCATCGTTTCGTTCGGCGGGCTCTCCGATGCGACCTTCGACAGAATACTTGTCGGGCGCGAAGCCTGCGGCGAGGTTGAGCGGGTATCCGTCTTTGACCCTGCGGTCGAGTTCTTCATACATCCATCCTTTCAGTTCGTCGAGATTATACCGCGGAACGTCATCGATCGCTCCGTAGGTAGCACCCGCCGGGGTGTTGTTGATGACGCGCACAAGGATCTTGCCCTTGTACATTCCATCCAGCTGACGGATGACGTTGGCGGCGCCGAAGTGCGCCTCGGCAAGAGCCTCCAGAGGAACCGTGCGACCCTTGGTCGTGCCGCGCTTGAGCGCGTTGCCGAATGACCACTTGGCGTCGGCGTTGATGTAGTAGACCTCGGTCGTGAGCCCTGCGGCGGTCGCCTTGTTGATCAGGTTCGTCGCGGTCGCGAGCTTGCTGAGCGTGCCGTCGTAGATGATCGTGCTGTCGTTGACGAGATTGAGCGTGCCGAGCGCGAAGCCCTTGCCCGAGCCACCGCCGCCAGCCGTGAAGCGGACGACGTCCGTGCTCGACGCTGTCGCCAACAGCTGGTCGAACACCAGCTTGATCAGAGCAGACGCGCCTTCGTGGACGTACGACGCGAACGCGGCGGGGTTCTGCTGGTAGATCGGCGAGAGCTCGCGTGCGAGGTCGGCGTTGATCTCGCGCCCGAAGGAGTCGATGTAGAGCCCGGTCATCTCAGCCGGGGACTCGCGGACAGCCCTCAGGAACATCTCGCCAGCGAACTCGCCGGTGACCTTGAGATCCGCCGGGCGCATGAACTGACCGCCGGAGCTGTTTTCGCCAGCGGTAGAACCGGTCGTTGCAGGCTGCGCGGTCTGTTCGGTAGGCTCATTTTCTGAGCCCGAGGGGCTGACAGCTGTTCGCTGCTGTCCCACAGCTGTCGGCTGAGGCGTGGCGTACGAGACCGTGAAGTTGGGGGTGGGGGCGGCGCCAGCGCTGGCGTCTGCCTCCATGTCCTCGGCGGTCGGGAAGCGGATGGTGGGCGTGGCGGCAGGAGCCTGCGCGACGGGCGCCGCAGGGGCTCCCTGAGGCGTCGCAGCCGGAGCCGTGGGCGTGGCAGGGGTGGCGACCTGCGCCGCCGCAGGCGCCGCCGTGGGCTGCGCCGCGGGGGCTGCGCCCATCTGCTTCTGAGCCTCGCGCTTCTGGTACTCGGCGAAGGCAGAGATGACCGACTTGCGAGCCTTGACGAGCGCCTGCTGCTCCCTGATGTACTGGGGGCCGCGGATGACCTTGACGAGGTTGTCGAGGATGTCCATGACGATGTCACGGAACTGCTTGGCGACCGAGGGGTCTCCGAAGCTGTCGAACATCTGCCCGAGCGACTCGGGGTTCTGCATGATGTCCCCGACCGCGTACGCCACCAGCTCGGAGTCGAGCTCCTGCTGGCTCAGGTCGCGACCGACCTCGGCTTGCCGCCGCTGGTTCAGGGCGGTGATCAGGTTCTGGCGGATCTCGGGATCCAAGTTCGGGACGAGCGTGTCACGCAGCTTGGCGTAGACGTCCGCGTGCCGGGTTTCGAGCACGTGGGTCAGTTCGTGCCACGTGGTGTTGATCAGGTCGACGTCCTTCGCGTCCACCAAGATCGTGTCGTTGTGGCGGTACCCGTTGAACGCGCCGAGCTGGCGACCGGATCCAGTGGTCAGCTGCTCGCCGAAGTCGACGAAGTGCACCTTCACGCCGAAAGCGCCCTCCAGCGCGCTCTTGAAGCGCTTCAGGCGGGTGTTGTCCGTGACCTCGGTCAGGCTCAGCGTGTCGCTCTGGTCGATCCCGAGGTCGCTCTTGATCGACTCCACGGCGTCCACGAACGACTGGTTCGGGGCAGGCGGCTGGGCAGGCGGCGGCTGGTTCTGCGCGTCGACCTGCGCGAGGAGGCTCTCCTCGGAGCTGTTCAGGATCTGGTCGAGCGTCTGCAGCGAGGGCGACTTGGGCTCCCCCTGCTGTTGCGCCGAAGCGACAGTCTGGGTGCCGGTCGGCTGACCGCCCTGCAAGTCCTCCGGTCGATCCTGCTGGGTCGCAACAGCTGTTCTCGACTGTTGGTCTGGCGCCGCGCCCGGGGTTATGGCGACGTCGCCCAGCTCGCTGTCCGCAGGGCGGACGTTTGCCCGCGGGTCGAGCGCCACGTCCCGATTCGGGTCGAGGGCCATCCGAGCCTGCCGGGTGACAGCCTCGGGGTTCGACCGGGCGCCGTCGATGGCTCCGCTCAGGTAGGAGTCGAGGGTGCTCGCGGGGGTCGAGCGTGCACCGCTGACGCCGCCCACCGCCGCGCCGCCAAGGGCGCCCAGCACGAAGTTCGCCGCCGAGTCGGTGCCGATCTCCTTGTCCGTGATCTGCGAGCGGATGCCGACGTCAGAGGCGACGCCTTCAGCCGTCTCTTGCACGCCCTCTTCGAGCGCGCCGAACGCGGCGCCAGCTGCGGTAGCGCCAGCGCCGTTCCTGCCCACTCGGCGCAGGATGTTGTCGTAGGCGCCTGTGACGAGCTTGCCGGTGATCTGCGAGCCCACCGCGGCGACCATGCCTTGGAGCGCGGCGCCCGTCTCAGCCGCCTTGTCCGTGACGATCTGGCGCGCTTCCTCGGGGGACATGCCCGTGCGGATGAGGGTGTTGTAGTACGGGCTGACCTCGGTGAGCTGCTCGTCAGACAGGTTGCCGATGTACTCGCGAGCGGTGCTGGAGGCTTCGTTCGCCGCCTGACCGCCGCCGACAGCAGCAGCCGCCCTCGGACTGCGGGTGGCGATGGCAGTCGCGATGGTGGGCGCCATTGAGCCGAGCACCCCGGCGAACTGCAGCGCGTAGCCTGAGAGCGTCGGGTCGTCGCCGAAGCTGAGCTCGCCCTTGAGGATGTTCCCACGCGGGGTGGATCCTTCGATGCGGCGCTTGCCCTCATCCGAGATGCCGGATTCGATGTCGCGCTGCACGCGGGAGCCGTACTCAGCCAGTCCTTCCAGACCCGGGATCTTCGCGCCCGAGACCAGACGGTCGAACGTTGCGACGGCTTCGTCGCGCTTCTTCGCCTGCTCGGCGTACGACAGGAAGCCGGTGGCGTCCATGATCCAGTTCATGCCGCTCTCGACAGCGCGAGCGAACGGAACCGGGCGCGACTCGCCGCTGATACCGGCGCGCAGACCTCCCTTGGCGGCTTCCTGAATGCCCTGCGGGACGCCGAGCGATCCGCCTACGAGCGCGCCGCGGAGCTTGCGACCAGCGTCCCCGGCGAACTCGGACGCCCGGTACTCGCCACGCGCCTGCTGTGGTTCCGTAGCGGCAGGTATTGCCTGAGCGCGAACGGGAGCAGGCTCGGGAGGGGAGCTGTTGAGGACGTCGTCCAGCGTCGAGAGCGCGCCTCGCTGACCGGGAACGGACTCACGCCTGATCGCCTCCGCACGGCGAAGGTTCTTCTGAGTCGCCTCGCCGGTGCCGACAGTCGGGTCTTCCTCAAGAACGGATCGCAGAAGGTCGAGTGAGCTCATCACTTCACCACGGGAGCTGACTTGGAGGGCTCGCTATCGGCTGCGACGGTAGCTCGCCACTTTTCGAGGTACACCTGCCGCCGGTTCTGGAACCACTGCGGGCCGTTCCTCTCAAGCTCGTACAGCCTGTTGCTCGCCTCCCGGCGCACCTTCGAGTCGCCGCTCTGTCTCGCGGCGCTGTCGGCAGCGCGGGCAGCTGCAAGCTCCGCGTCGTAATCCTTGCGAGTCTTGGTGTTGATGGCGGTGAGCGCGTTAGCAGCTTCGTTGAAAGCGATGCCACCGTCTTTCCCATCCAAGCCGATGAGAACGCCGCCGATCTCCCTGATGATTCCAGCCGCTTCGTCGTCCGGCACAGCCTGAGCCTTGCCGGTGGTGGCATCCTTGGTCGTGAACTGCGGGAGCCTGAACGACGCAGCGTTCTCCCTCACGCTCTCGGAAAGCGTGTTGTGTGCGCCCTGAGCCTCTGCGCGAGCGGTGTAGGTGCGCTCTCTGGTTATCGCGTCTCGCATCGATGCAGCAGCGGAGGTTGCGCTCGCATTCGCCTGCGTGGTCTGGTTGCGACGACTGGTCGCGCTGGTCGCCAGCGTGTCGGTGGCGTTCACCTGCTCGCGGTTCGCCTTGAGCATCGAATCGATCTCGGGCGAGAACGCAGCCATCAAGTGACCGATGGGGACGCGCTTCGACTCCATCGCACCGCCCGGGCCAGCGCCCTGCGTCATCGCGAAGAAGTTGAGCAGACCGTTGTCGTCGTACCCGGTCTCGATGGACTGGAGACCAGAGATGCCGAACTTCTCAGAGATGCGAGCGGCAGCGCCCTTGTCGCCGCGCATGGCAGCGAGGAAGTCCTCGCTCGCGCCAGTCGCTTCGAGCTTCTTGCGGAACTCCAGCATCTGGTTCATGTCCTCGGGCTTCGCGAGCCCGTACCGCAGGTCGAGCGAGCTCTTCTCCGCCATCGCGGAGCTGAGCCCCTTCATCCACTCCCTGCTGCCCGGCTCGTACGACTTCCTGATCGTCTGCTGCGAAGGGAAGTTTCCGCTCGCATCAGGGATGGCGCCGGTCTGCTGCGAAGGAACGACCTCGTCGAAGAACAGGTGCTTGTCGTAGACCTTCCTGAGCTCGTCGCGGTACTCGTTCGCCCGAGCGCGCTCCGCTTCTTTGTCAGCAAAATCGGCTTCGCGATAGCGCTGATTCGAGAGCTCGCCCTTCAGCGAGACATTGGTGATCGCTGCGCGACGGCTGGTCTCAGCGTCACGGGATGCGCTGTCAGACGCCTCGTTGAGGATCGCCCCGATCGTTCTCTGTGCCATCACGACCTCCGAATCGCCGAGCTGCGGACAGGCTTGTGAGTGCGCTCGACAAGAGTGTCGAGAGCCTGTTTGCCCACGCGCCTGACGGTGTCAGCGGGAAGAATGTACTCGCCGTTGGAGAGCATAATCGGTTCTCCAGTGTCGCGGTTCAACGCTTTCACGCTGTCCGAAGTGCCGGTGCCAGCGCCGCGGATCTTGCCGCCGCTGCCGTCACGGTTCTTGCCGCCCTCGACGCTCCCGCCGTTTGCCATCTTGCGAGGCTTACCCGCAAGCAGTTCTACCTTTTGGTCGAGGTCTTTGATCGCAGCCATCGTGACCCCGATCGCGTCCTGCACCGAGATGGTCTTGCCGTCGCCCACGCCGGTCTCGCGGCGGAAGTCCTCGGCGTACGTGCCGACGTGCTCCCTGCCGTCGCCCTTGTAGTTCCAGCGGTCGACCGGCAAGGCGCGCACGGCTTCGAGACCCTCGCCGGACTTCACGGGGGACTTGCCCTCCTTCATGTCCCGCGAGGAGAAGAACGACAGCCCCGCGCCAGCCAGCGAGCCGAGGGCGCTGAAGCCAGCGTTGCTCGCCTGATCCGCGGCGAGGGCGTTCTGGTAGCCCATGTTCATCACGTTAGCCATGCCGCTCTGGGCGCCGAGGTTGCCCTGCAAGCCAGCCATCGCCCCGCCGTAGCCTTGGAACACCGGCGCGTTCTGGCTGTTGAACAGCCCCGCGTTGCTGTTGCCCACGCCCGACGCCGTGCCGATCGCGCTCAGCTGGGTCGCCGGGAGATTCCGACCGAGGCTGATGGCGTTCATGCGCCGGGCGTCGACCGTGGCGTCCGCTGCCATACGGGCGTTGTTCATCGCCCCCGTGCGCGTGGCGGCGCCGGACATCGCGAGCTGGTTGTTCAGGTCGGCGAACCGGGCGGCGTTGGGGTTGATGCCCATGCGCGAGAGGTTGCGGACGGCGATCGCCCGGGTGGCGGCAGACGCCTGCTCGGCATCCGAGGCGGCGCGACCAGCGTACTCGGCGCGCAGCGCGCCCCGATCCTGCGAGGCGGCTTCCGAGACCATCTGGTCTTCGAGAGCGCGGAACTTCTGGCGGTCGGCGTTCGAGTCCCGGGCGAGCTGCATCGACATGCGCTGCCCTTCGAGGTTCGCCTGCACCATCTGCTGGTACAGCGGGAGCGTCTCGTCGTAACGGCGCTGCCCGAACCTCAGCTGGTCTCGACCCAATGCTTCCATGCGCGAGCCGATGTCCCGCATCGCGTTGGCGATCGGGGTCATGTCAGGCGGCTTCGGAGCGTCACTGCACATCGTTGCTGTCTCCCAGAACCTTAACGAGTTGATTGGCGGTGTGTCTGTATCCGAGACCCTGCAGCAGGTCACCGACCCTGTTGACGGTCTTCACGGTCACGCGGATCTCGGTCACGCCGAAGGCGCGGAGAACGTCCTCGACGTACCGGATGAGCTTGATGCCGAGCCGCCCTTTGCGGTGATCCTTGCGGATGAAGATCGTGTCTTCCTCGGCGACGAGCTTCTTTGTGTGCGTCGAGCGCGTCAGGTACATCATGCAGTTCCCGACGAGCTCCCCATCCGGCGAGCGAACGGTGAAAAGCATGAACCGCCCAGCCCGCTCGGCGTTGATCATGTACTCGTAGTCGATATTGAGCGGGACGCCGTGGCGGTGCACCTCGGTCTCTTCCCAATGCGCGACGTGTATCGGGTGTATCTCGGAGACCACATCCTCAAGGCGTTCCACGGCGAGCGCGTAGCCCCAGTGCTTGGTCTTCGGGATCGACTCGACGTCGATCGGTGTCTTCACTTCTTCGGACGCCATCAGCAGCCCGGCGACGAGCTCTGGCGTCAAGACGTTGCCGAGGTTGCGCTGCAAAGCTTCCAGCAGATTGTTCACTTGACACCTCCGTTCTTTGGCTTTGGGTACAGCTCTTTCACGCCGACAACTTGACGACGCATCTTTTCCATCTCTGATCCGCCCTTCCAGATCGCGTCGAGCTGTTCGCGAACATCGGGGTAGGTGATCGAGCGTAGTTCGCGATAGTCCTGCTTAACCCGAAACTTCACAGGGAACCTCCACGATCTTTTCGAGATACTTGAGATGGGTAAGGATCACCATCACCGAAGCTGGGTACTCGACTTCGAGCTCCAGAGTGCCGTCGTCTACCTCGACACTCACGCCACTGACAATCGCTACTGTGCCGGGCGGCAAGCTGCTGATCTTGTTTGCGGACACCTTGGCGGGAAGTGGCGCCCTGAACATGAGCTGGTTCCGCTCGACATCCAGCCACAACGTATCAGCCTGAAAAAGCGGCGCAGCGTGCTTGATGTACTGCGCGCTCGGAAAGTCCGCCAGCTCGACGTGATCATTGATCGCGCCGATGCAATAGCCGCGCTCGTCGAATGCGTATGTGTTCAACGCTTCGCTCCCATGACTGACATGGTGATGTTCCTTAGATAAGAAGGGTTGCTTCCAACTCCGGGAGAAAGGTCTACTCTTCGTGTTCCGGTGACGACCTTGATGCGAATGTTTTGCACGTTGTTTGCCGTGTAGGTCATCGCAATCGGAATTGCGCTTGTGGTGTTTCCGCCAGATGTACGTGTTCCGGCGAGGGTCTCCGAGGAGATCAGGTAGCCGTTGCCGTCTCCTTTATCGATCATCATGTAAATGTGCTGACCGGCGTCGGCGGCTATGTTTGCGTACAGCGTCGCGTAGAACACGATCACTGCGCCGCCGTCAGTCGCGTCTCCGACATTGATCCACGGAGTCTCTATGACGGTGATTGCGCCTGTGAATGTAGGCGGGTAGTTCGCGCATCCGTATGTGTAGGAGCCAAGACCGGGGCCAACGTAGTAGTAGTCGCCAATCCCGTAGTCATAGTCAGTGATTATGTACTCGTAGTCTCCATTACCGTATTCGACAAAGGTGAAGCCGCAGGAGTACCCGCCGCCTGTTTTGAGGATTGCTGTAGAAACATACACGTCCCCAGCGGTGTAAGTCAGCGGCAGCGTGATGGCGTTCCCTGCGATCTTGAGTGCGTCGACGGCGAGGTTGGCGATCTTGCCCGAAGTGACAGACAGGTCGCCGATCTTCGCGGTCGTGACCGCAAGGTCGGGGATGCGGAGCCTGTTCTTGCCGATGCTGCCGTCGTAGTAGGTGTCGAGCGTGACGTTGTCGACGAGGAGCAGGTTGGCGTTGATGGTTCCGCCGGAGATCTTGTCAGCGTTCAGGCTGGTGATCTGGGCGTTGCTGATCAGCGCGTTCTCGATCTGGGCGGTCGTGATCGTACCGTTGCGGATGAACGCGGTGTTCATGTACACCACGCCGCCCACCACCTCGAACGGGGTGAACAGGGTGCCGCCAGCAGCCAGCGACTTGACGCGGAAGTTCGGTGCGACGATGTCCACGTTGCCGCCCAGCACCGCGAAGGTCGGGTTGTTGGCGGTAAAGCTGCCGTCGCCGTTGACCGTGACCGTGCCGCCAGCGAACAGCGACGCGCCGTACACGGAGCCGCCGTTGATGCCGATGGCGGCGTTGATGTTCCCGGCGGTGATCTTGTTGGCTGCGAGCGAACCGATCTTCGCGCTGCTGATGCTCGCGTCTTGGATGAAAGCGGACTTGATGTAGACCGCGCTACCGACGACGGCGAACGGGACGACATCCGCGGACGGGTTGTTCGTCAGGTTGTTCGCGGTCGAAGCGGGGTCGACGATGGCGAACTTGTCTGCCCGGACGATGAACGCCGAGGTCGGAGTCCCGTTGTTCGGCTCCGAGGTCAGACCGAAGCCGGACACGTGTCCGTTGTTGTCGATCTTGACCGTGTACTTGGCTTGGATGCCGTTGATGGTCGACTGCTGGGTCTGGATCGACGTCGTGTTCCCGTTGACCGTCGATGTCAGCGTCGTGATGCTGGACGACAGGGACGAGTCCGCGTTGGCGCGTGCGACCCGCTCCTCGTAGATCAGCCCCGCCGACAGGGCGTTGACGTCAGTCCCCGTGTACGAGCCGCGCAGCTGTGCTGAGAGCGTGTTCCTCGCCGAAGCCTCCGCGCTGTCGCCGTTGGCGCGTGCGGTCGCTTCCGAGGTGATAGCCGAGTTCAGCGTGTTGAAATTGCCAGTGACCGTCGCGCTCAAGAGCGATATGTCAGATGACAGAGCGGAGTCTGCGCTGCTGCGTGCAACGCGCTCGCTATGCACAAGCCCAGAGGTCAGGGTTGCGAGCGTGAGCCCGGACGGATTTACTTGCCCGATGAGCGAGGTCGCAAGCGTCTCTCTGGCGGTGACTTCTGCGGAGTCTGCGGCAGCGCGAGCGGACTGCTCTTCTAGCAGCTGAGCGGAAGAAGCTCCCGGAGCGGGTCTTCCGATGGAAACCCAATCGATCTCGAAGTAGTTAGCCGCGGTCTGCGCGCTCGACAGGTCAATTCGGATGCGATCAATGGTAACCGTCCAGTTCGGGATGATCGAGATCAAAGCGATGCCGTTGATGTCGAATGTAGGCGCCGTAATAGCGACTCTTCGGGCGGTATCCCAAGTGCTGTCAGAGACCGCTCGCCACCACAAAAAGCCAGCGAATGTCGGGGTTCCTACCTTGCGGACGCGAAGCCTCACCTGAGAATAATTCGCGCCGACCGCGTTGATGCCCGTGGGCGAAATAACGTGCGCGTCGCTCGCCTGATTCGCGGCGCGAAGATGCCCCTCGCTGGCAGTCGGCGTGCCGTTCCCCGTCCACCCATCGACTCCGGTGTCGAAGTACCAGATTGCTTTCCAGTCGAACTGATCGCCAGACCCCGCCGAGAGGAGCGTAATCTGCTGAGCAAGCGAGGAATCTTGCGCGGAGCGGGCGATGCTCTCTTGGTAGATCAACCCAGAGGTCAGGGCTGACAGGTCTGAGCCGGTGTAGTCGCCGCGCATTTGCGTGGCAAGCGTGTTTCGCTCGGACGCTTCCGCGGCATCCCCGCTCACGCGAGCGGTCGCCTCGTTCTGGATCGCCGCCGCGTTGCTGTTCACAGACGCGGTGAGGGTGGTTATCGAACTTGCGAGCGAGTTGTCTGCGTTCTGCCGGGTCGTCGCTTCTGCGGTGATGGCTGCTCCGCGAGCGGTCGCTTCAGCGAGAATAGCTGCTGCGCGAGCGTCAGCTTCCGCCTGAACAGCTGCGATGCGATTCTGAGACTCCAGAGTGATGCGCTTTACGCTCGCCCTTGCTTGATCAAAGGACGCTTCGATGCGCGCAGCAAGCTCGACCGACAGGCTGCTTTCGAGGATCTGCCCTTCGATTGCCTTGACGAGCTTCGCAGGGTCGATGCCGGTCTTGACCTCGGTGCCGAAGGAACTGTTCCATGCCGACTTGATGCCTGCCGCCGAGACCGTCCTGACCCAGTAGAAGACCGTGCGGTCTTCCCCGGCGATGTCCACGAAGAACTGGCTGGTCGAGGTTCCGGCAAGAGCCGCGCTCGACAGGTCGTTCGAGAACGACTTCCAGACCTCCCAGTACGACTGGTTCAGGAACACCGACTGGCTCCACGACAGGTAGACCGTGTCGAATACGGCGGTCGCCTTGAGGTCGGTCGGAGGTGGCGGCGTGGTCAGGTCGGTCGCCGGGTTGTAGAGCTCCGGCAGGTCGCCGAACGGGAACTCGACGCCGACCCTCGCGCTCAAGGCGCGGTCAGGCGCGACGCCGATTTCGGTCTCGCGCAGCACGCCGAGCGAGGTCATGTCGCGGAACGTCACGGCAGCGTCGAGCGCGTTGCCGCGAGCACCGACGCGCACTTCAAGGGTCTCCTTGATGGCGCTGACGACCTCTGCGGTGTTCGTGCCGTCGAACGACGGGATCTGCGGCAGCTTCGTCGCGCTCATGTGTTCTTCAGTTCCCACCCAGACTGCGCGAGCGCGACCGCGGTGACCTCGACGGCGCCAGTGACCTCGACCTGCCAGTCGCGAGCGAGGAAGCCCGAGTGCAGGCGGAAGGGGTCTGAGCTGGTCGCGGTGTAGGTGCGCTCGAACCCGTCAGCCGTGACCTTGAGGGTCACCGGGTACGACTTGGCGACGACCTGCCCGAAGCTGAAGTTGGTCGGCGACGGCATGGACGCGAGCTTCGAGATCCACCGGTACGTGCGCGGCGTGCTACCGCCGAACAGCGCCTCGACGCCGCTGTTCAACAGCATGTAGAGGGCGTCGTCCTGCACCACGCGATGCCCGGCGAACGCGGCGACCTCGGCTTCGCACCAGCTGGCGGTCTGCCCGGTCGGGTCAAAGATGAACATCTTGGTCGCGTTGCCGACCGTGTAGACGCCGTGGTACCGGTTCTCATGCCAGTAGCCGTGGATGCTCGACGGGTTGTACGCCTGCCACTGCTTCTGGCTTAGGATGCTCGCGGTCATCAGGCGTGCACCGCCCGGGCCGATCATCACCAGCCCGTCCGGCGAGGCGTAGATCACCCCGTCGCCGGTCTCGACGATCGAGCGCTTCGAGACGCACGCCTGCTCCAGCGGGAGCTTCGCCATCGTCATCGACTGCGGGTCGACGCCGGTCACGATGTACGGGTGAGCCTTGGTCAGGATCGCCGCCGACTGCCCGAAGACGGCGATGCCGACCACCGGGAACTCGACCGAGAGCCGCGCCGCCGCCGGGTAGGCGTGGGGCAGGTACGGCTCGGAGAAGCAGATGGTCTTCTCCTGCGACCAGCCGATCACGATGCCGTTCGCCATCAGCCGGGCGCCCTGCATGTCCGAGGGCGGCGGGAGCCAGTCCACGGACGGGATCAGCTCGCCGAGCATCGACTGCGGGACGTTGTCCGAGGTCGAAGCCACGCCGACGAGGATCTCCTTCACGAACTGGAACCCGGTCGCGGCGCTGCCGGTGGCAGTCCTGTAGAGGAATACCTTCGCGATGTTGTAGTTCCCGGTCGGCGCGCCCGAGATGCTGGAGACGGTGACGGGCGACTCGGGGTCGATGTCGACCGACTCGGACGGCTCGCTGGGTGGCCCCTCTTCGCCGTACTCCGAGACGTAGGTGTAGACGTAGACCCGCGTCTCCGCGCTCCTGACGGGCTGCAGGGCGCCCGAGGCGGCGAAGGGCTGCTCAGGTGGGGACAGGGCGTCAGGGTTCGTGGGAGCCGCTCTGGAGGCGAGATTGGCGGCGGAGAGCGAGTCCGTGTAGGCGGACTGGCTGGCAGGCACCTCGATGACCAGCTTGAAGTCCGCCTCGTTCACCGTGAAGGTGCCGTTGGTCTGGGTGGTGACCGTCTGGCGGTACAGGCGCTTCTTCTCGACCCCCTCGGGGATGGCGCCGCCGTGGACGACCTTGACCTTCGAGGTGCCGTCGACCACCGAGATGAAACCGCTGGTCGCAGACAGGGGGCTCTCGTAGCCCGTCTCGTCGACCCAGCTGACGGCGTATACGCGCCTCTGGAGGCTCGCGTCGCTGACCCCTGTGGTCGACTCGTCGTCGATCTCCAGCGCCGCCGTGGGCGCGAATACGGGCTTGGGCGGGGTGTTCAGGGCTGCGGCACTGAGCGTGGCGCCCGTGACCTCCGCGTCGAGCGCGTCGTCGTCGTACTTCTCCTGCGCGATCGGGATGGTCGCGAGCAGACGGTAGGTGTCGTTTACCTTTCGGTATATCCGCTTCTGGGTGACAGCGGACTGCCCGTTGTCGTCGACCGGGAGCCCGGTGAGCTTGACCCGGGCGAGGACTCGCTTGCTGACCGTCTTCGCACCGGCGGCGACCGTCGCCGCGCCCTTGTCGAAGGTCAGGGTCTTGCCGTCGATGACGGAGACGACCTTGAACGCCGGGGTCACGCCGGAGAGCAGCAGGTAGTCGTCCTTGTCGAAGGCGTGGCTGTTCTCGAAGACGAGCGTCACCGTGTTGCCGGAGACCGCCGCCGTCGCCGGGTAGGCGCCGAAGTCGTAGTGGCTCTCAAGAACGGTGGTCTTGGCGGTGATGTCGATCGCCGACTCCTTGGTGAGGTCGGCGTTCAGGAACGTGATGGCGTACTCGCGGGTCTGGGTCTCGGCGTCGGACAGCGTCGCACCGGCGGCGACCGGCTTGGTCAGCGGCTTCGGCACGCCGAGGCGGTAGAACTGCGACGGGTACGGGGCGTTGCCCGCGGTCACGAAGGTCTTCGGCCCGTACTTCGGGAACCCGTCACCCGACCAGTAGATGCGATCGTACTGGTCGTCGATGATCGGCGACTCGAAGACGTCGACCTCGGTCGTCCACGACATCCACTTCGCGTTGTTGAGGACGGGGTAGATCTTCTTGACCGCGGAAGCGACAGCCTGCCCGACGCTCACGCCCGTGCTGGCGTTGGTGTCGTACGGGACGAGCGCGCCGGACTGCAGGCGAGCGTTGAGAGCGAGCTGCGCTTCCGAGTCGTTGATGAGCCGCGGGTCGATCACCGGGCGCATCCCGGCGAAGCTCCTGATCGCGAGTGCGGTCACGTCAGCAGTTCCACGCTCGCAGCGACTTGTTGATGCGGCTGTTCGGGTCGTTCGCCGTCTTCTCGCTGGTGAGCTTCTTCTTCATGCCCTCCATGCGAGCGCAGAACGAATCCCGGCGTGCACCGCCCTCAGGCTGCGGACGCTTGAGCCCGGGCTTGCCGGGGTTGGCGCGGTTGTAGGACTCGCGACCCTTGGCGTTCAGACCGCCCTTCGGGTTCTGCCCTTCCTTGCGCTGCCATGCTGGGGTCTTCGACATCGGCGTTCTCCGTGGTCAGAAAGTAAAAGCCCGCCGGAGCGGGGCTTCTGTTACTGCGCGAGCTCCGCGGGGACGGGAGCCTTCATCTGCTCCTGCGCCTGATGCTGGAGCTTGTGGAGCAGCCCGGCGACGGTCTCGTAGGGCTGCTTGGCGAGGGCGGCGATCAGGAGATTGCCTTCCTGCTCGGTGACCTTGAAAACGAACTCCATAAACGATTCTCCGTGGGATTGATAGCTACCAGATGGTATCAAATCGACGCGCAGAAATGGGCGATTGATCTATTAGGGCGTAAACGGAAAAGTAGTTTTAAGCGGATCGCTGGTCGAGCGAGTTACGCGAGGAAACGGGATGCCGTACAACCCAAGATCACCTAGATTAAGTTTTGCGTTTGGCTCCAGTATGTGATCGTGGCTGTAGAAAGTAGGCGCCGTTGCTTCGTTGATAACCGGTGCGGCAGCAAGCTGAGCAAAAAATTGCTTAAAGTTTGTAGGTATGTTTGCGGAAAAAAAACTCCAGCCAAAAAAATCGACTTCAGTAGCGTTATCGCTTAAAAGCGAAACTCGATGTACGGTGTAAGTGGGCATCAGACTCGCCCTATCATTGTTTTATAGGCGCTCGCAGTCGCACTAGCGGGCAAGATTACAGCGTTGTAAGTAACCCCGCCCCAAACCCATTCAGCAATGTCACCGACTTGATAAACACCGCCTGCAATACCATAGACGTCTTTAAGAAAACCACGAAGCGCCTGTGTTTGCTCGCCCATTGAACCTACTCGCCCGTTAACATATGCCCGAGATATGAGGTTTTGCCCTGTGTACCGAAGCAAGTTGTTACCCGCACCGGTTCCGCCACTAGGCTCCCAATTAGGAACCCATCTATGAGAGTTAACGCTAGTGGTTCCAACGTATAGCGCGCCACCAACAAAATTGTGGGCGTTTGCGGCTGTTTGCCCCGGCTCTGTAAGCATAAGCCCAGCAGTAGTGTTTGCGGGAGTTGCGGTAGTGCTATCGTAAAAACTTCCGGTGAACGTAAACGGCATGGGGTCGACTGCCAAAGGAACAATGCTGTCGAACAAGCCCATATACCAGAAAAATTTCAGCGTACCGACGCCGAGCGCATTACCACTGACAATGATCCTGTCAATGTTTACTGAGTAATAATACGAGTCAGACGTAGCAAGTGTTTGCGTACGAAAACCGATTTGCGTACCAGTAGACGGCAGGGCTACAGCGCCTTGCGGGTTGTAACCAAGAGCGTCAGGGACAAGGTTTGCGGTGTTTGGCAAGAATCTGGTAGCGCGCTTGGTTGTAGTGTTCCACTCTTTCATTCCGGTCCACGCCATCGTAGTCTGACCGGTTGTCGTGTACCCGATCGCGACAAAAAACTCGTTGCCAACAGAGTTCAGCCCTGCAGGGCTACGCAGCACATCCCACGTATAAATGCCTTCAGTATAGTCGTTTTCGACCAGCACCCAGCCATTAGCAACCATATCAACCGACAGGCGATCGACAAGATCTTTGGCGGGCGTTGAGTTAAGGGTGCCTACTTTGTACGTCATGTTGCGAATGCCTCTAAACGAAGAGAACTAAGAGTAAAAGTCCGCGGACTAGGGCTGCGGTTTCTGATTGCAATGAACAAGCTTGGCGCTCCAGCCTCGGACTCGTAGTACCAAGGCGAGCTCATCAGATACGAAGCGCTGGTGATGTCGGTAGCGGCTAGCATTAGCTCTCCGCCGGAGTTTCCGAGCCCACGAACTTCAATATCAAAGTTTCCAACCGCGTCGACCGTGACGTTGAACAGTGAAACTATCCCGCGGATGCAAGTGTTTGGAACCGTGTAGTAAGTAAAACCGGTCTGATTGCCGCTCAGAGTTCCGAGCAGGATGTTGCTACGCGTTACCTTGCTGGTTCCGCCGCTTCCGCCGCCGCCAGAGATCGGTATGTTCCCGCTCCCGAGCAGGCTTTCACCGTTGATAGTCTTGATGTTGGCGCCAGAGACCAACTTTGCTTGGTAGAGATCTGGCGACAATGCGTACGGCAAAGCGTTCCAAGCGGCTGCGCCGTTCCCGATCTTGATGTACCGAGTATCGGTCTCGATGCCGACCTCTCGCTCAGCAAGGACTGGGTTGACCGCTGCCCAAGCCGAAGCCAAGTCGCCGCGGATCTGGATCCGTACGCTCATGCACCACCCCCGTCGACCGCAGTCAGCGCGCCATGGCCAGTGTCGGCGTCTCCGCCGTCCAAGTTCCCGATAGACCCGCCGCCAATCCCGTCAGGGATCTGCACAAGCGGCACTTTTCCACCGCTATCCAACGAAGCGTAGCCGTTCGCTACTCCCTTGTTCGCGGTCGATTCTTTGCCGCTGTTCAGGGCTTGGAAGTTATCATCGACCTCGTCATTGGTAAGCGGAGATCCTTTGATCCGACGAAGGGTTACCTGAGTCATTCCGATTTACCTTCGATCAGCCCGCGGAGAAAGTCAGAGTCCACGACATAGATATAGAGTCGCTCGCCCCCTTGTTTACGACAGCGAACGTAGTTCGGCACAGCATGTCACCACCTGTGGCGCCGTTGAAGACACCAGCCTCGGTGATGGCGCCGGTCGCATCGCCGGGCTCAAAGATCGCCGTGTAGACGACTTGGTTTCCGTTAACACCGCCGATCACCGCTGAGTCGATAGCTTCACGCGAGCCAAGCATTGAGATCAGGTCGGTCTGCGTTGCCGCAGGAAGCGTCGTGCTTCCGCCGAGCGCCATGTGTGACATGACAGCCTTGGAGGCTCCGATCAGGCGGCTCGCGATGAACGCCAGACCCGCGTTGACGACAAGATTATCGATCTCGCGAATGTCCTTGATTGCGCCATCCGCGCCGCGAACAATAATCTGAAGCCTGCCTTTGACATCAACAATGGATATATTTTTCACGCTTACGCCTCAGGTGAATGCTCGCGACTGACCGACGTAGTCGCTGGCAAAGTAGGTGATGTCGCAGTAGCCCTGCAAAATGAGTAAGCCGTTGCTGCCAACGGTCACCGAGTGAGCGGCTTGCTTGCTGACATCAAGAGAAAGAGCGTCTGTCACAGACAGCTGTTCTGCGGAAGATTTTCCAACCCCCCGGGAAAGAGAGTCTGTCACCGCTACTGATTCTTGCCGATCGGCAGACTTGAGCAGCTGCTGCCCGGCAAAGAAGTTGATTGAGATTGTCTGGTAGGCAGCGAAGAGCTTCGCTTCAGCTGGGGATGCAACAAGCTGAGCGACCTTGGCGTCCGTCGTCAGCTTGGCGTCGTCGGAAGACGCCTCCAGCCGGATGACGTCCGCCTGAGCCTCTGCCTGCGCCCCGCCCTCCGCCTCCGCTTGGATGACCGTCGAGGACGCTCTGGCGGCTATCTCTGCGCTCGGCAGCGGCGTCGTCGCAAGCGGCCCGACTGCAAGCAGATGGGCGGCGGCTGTGCCGATGGCAAGCCCAGAGATGGCTACCAGCCTCTGTCCGGCGTTCCCGGGAGGCGTGGCGCGAGCCATGAGGTGTGCGGCGGCGGTGCCTGAAGGGAGCCCAGACAGCGCCACAAGACGCTGTGCGGCGGTCGTCACGGCAGCGTCTTGCTCCAGACGGCTTCAGCGATCTGGTTCGCCGTGGGGATAGACCCCGCGGTGTTCACCACGGTCGAAGACGCCGACTGAATGAGGAGGGTTTGGACTCCGGCGGTGTAGGCGATGGGGTCTCCGCCGGGGCCACCGATGAAGTTCCCGCCTGCGACCCGGGCAATATAGTTGCCAACCGGGAAACGAAGTTGCCACGACCCCAGAAGCTCGACGGTGAGACCGACTTGGACTCCGGGGCCAAGGACGGAGAGCCCCGATCCCGTTGCGACTCGCTCATAGATGATCCCCTCCTCGGAAGCCTGCGCCTGCTTGATCGCGCCGTAGAGCGCGGAGCAATCGATGTCGGCGATGCCGATGTCGACATCGATCACCTGCTCCTCGAAGCGAAACGTGAATGGCGCGATGTAGAAGCTCATCAGACATCCGAGTTGCGGCTGGCGTTGACCGAGCCACCTGCGCTGGTGACGCCCAAGAGCGTAGTGAACGGGATAATCGGCGAGGCGCCCGAGCCGTTGCGGACGTCAACGCGAGCGGTGAAGTTGGACGAGAAGATGAACGTCACCGACTCCGCGGTGGACGCGGCGACCTTGTCGACGAACGGGACGAAGACCTCGTCCGCGGCGACGATGTTCGACGCCAGCGCCGGGGACAGTCCCGAGAAGGTCTTGGTGCCAGCGTTGAACGACGAGTAGGTGTAGCGCAGCCCCTTGATGCGGATGACGCCCGAGCTCGGGGTGTCGGTCTTGATGGACTCGACCACCGTCAGCGCGGTCGCGCCGGAGCTGGCGGCGACCGGCGTGTACTCGTCCCGCAGGATGCCGCCGGAGCCGTCCTCGCGGGCGACCAGCACCCGATCACCGCTGACGAGGTTGCCGACCGTGATGCCAACCAGCGTGGGCGGAACCTGCGTCGTGCCGTCGTGCGCGATCAGCTGGTAGCGGGTCGCCTCGGCAGGCAGGACGCCGGTCAGCGCCCAGCCTTGCGCGGCGAAGAAGGTGCCGCCCGCGAAGGTTCCGAAGGGCGCTGCGGGGATCTCGGTGTAGGCGACGTTCAGCACCCGGTAGCGCCAGCCGGGGACGCCGTTGAGCGTCGCCGTGCTCGTCTCGCGGGTGAGGTACTGGAGGTACTGGTACGCCTCTTGGAGCGTGCACCCGCCCGACAGCGCGATCGAGCCCTTGTAGAGCTTCGAGCCGTTGCCGTTGTTCAGGTCGAGGTTCGTGTCGCCGAAGGTCACCGTGACCTTCGAGGACAGCGCCGCAGCCGCCGCCTCAGACAGCACGATGTTCGAGTCGATGGCGGTCGAGAGCGCGGCGTTCGACTCGCCACCCGCCGCGAGGTTCACGTCGAAGTGCGAGTAGGTCTGACCCCACTTGCGCGAGAAGGCGGTGACGTTGCCCGAGTCGATCAGCGACCCGCCGGTGCGAACCTTGATGAGGATCTGGATGTGACCGTCCGACCAGAACTTGGTCAGCTTGTTGCCGCTCTGCACGACGTAGATCGGCGAGGCGGCGACGATGCCACCGATGGTCTGGAGTCCCGAGTACTGGGTCGCCGCGTTCGCCTGCTTCACCGAGCCGAAGTTGATGAACTGGGCTGCGGTGTCGTCGAGGTTGAACGAGATGGCGCCGCTGGCAAGCAGGTTGAGGCGCGATGCGACCGCTGCGTCACGCGGGCCGTCGAGGCGCGACGGGTTCGGCGCGAGGATGTCGAGCAGGTCGTTACCGCTCGCGCTCGCGTCGTCTGCGAGGTCTTGCAGCCAAGCGTGCAGTTCGAGCACGGAGTAGACCTCGGCGCCAGAAACGTGCCGGATGTCGCCGTTGGTTGCGACCGAAAAGTCTGTTGCGATGGGCATGGCTTACTCGTCCAGTTGTTGGTTGGCGGTCTGGCTGTTGTTCGACGCGGCAAGCGTGGTCGTCGTGCGCCACTCTTGGTAGAACGGGGCGGAGGTCGCCTTTCGGACGATGATCTCCACAGGGATGTCCGAAGTGTGCGTGTAGCTGTACTGGAAGCTCGACCCGCTGACGGTCTGGTTGGCGATGACCGCCAACGTGTCCGTCCGCCGGATCAGGATGCGCGACCCGCTGACGATGTTGTTGACCGTCAGCGTGTAGCTGGCTGCTGGCGAGTAGTAGGTGCCATCATCGGCTTGCATACGAGCGAAGCCCGGAACCTCGTTGTCGCTGGCATCAACCACGCGCACACCCTTGAGCGCCGCGCCGGTCGATCCGAACAGCGTTCCGCGCTGCGTTTCCAGCGCCGTGCCGACCGCAGCCACCATGACGGGCCACGCCATGTTGTGGAAGCCGCCGCCGAGCGTGAAGGCGTCCTGCGCGGTCTGCCACGACAGCCACTGCGCGACCTGCGGGGCCGAGACACCGGCAGGTACGGTGACAGTGACCGACCACTGCTTGCCGTTCCACGTCACGGGCGAAGCGCCGTGGTTCGTGACCGTGATGCCCAGCGCGCCGGGGTCGGTGTCCGCAATCGCCGTGTCGGTCTGGTTGAGCGGAAACGCCGCGCCGTCTTCGGTAAGCGTGAACGGCGTCTGGACCTCTGCCCAGCCGGGGCGGCGGACGCGGAGCGTTACGTTCGCGTCGGCGAACCACGCGGGATACAGGCGCGACTGAGTCGACGGCCGCACGTCTAGCAGGCGCCCGTCGCTGTTGCGGAAGATTGCGGACAGCGAACCGGACTGAACGCCCGACAAAGCAACGGTCGGCTCGTTGTACGGGTACGGATTCGCGGCGATGTCTGCCGCACTTGTGACGCCGAAGAACGACACGGTTCGCAGCACGTTGCCCGTATTTGCGACCGCGCATCGAGCGCGCAGACGTACCTTGACGCCAGAGGGGCTGATGCCAGTCTCCGCCGACAAGTTCGCGGCATTAAGCGTCTTGAACGTGCCGCTGAAGCCGGTGCCTTTGTCGAGGTCGTAGGTGAGCTCGATGTTCGCGGTGTTCGTGCCGGAGACAACTGGCGCGGTGTTCCCGAAACCTGTAAGTCCAAGAATCCAATAGGGCCACGTCCATGTCACTTGGTCGTTCAATGCGCGCAGGAGCAGGCCGTTGGTTCCGTCGCGCCGGATGGTGCCGACGTCATCGACGTACGCCGACTGACTGAACGGAGACGGGCTTTTCTCGATGCCTGTGAACACAGAAAGCATCGCTTCAGTTTCCGACACTTCCTGCTCGGCAAAGTGCAGCCCAATCGTCGAGAACGTCGTCGGGGTGGTGCCGTTAGCCGGAGCTGACGCATGAGTGCGGTTTCCGCCAGAAGCCGTGCGTTGGATAAACGAGGTTTGAGGGAATGTCACAAGCACGCTGCTTGCCGCGGAAGCTGTCGGATCGCCGCAATCGGAGATCCACACCTCATCGCAGTTTTGCGTCAGGACTGTCGAGTCAACCGCCTGCGACCCTCCGCTAAAGTAAACCCGCGAGACACGCGCGCTCTTGACGTTGGCGAGCTGCGCGACATACCGACCGTCGGCGCCCAGCACCATCGGCGCGGCGCGTGTGCCGATGTTCCGAATGCGGATGTTGGTCGTCTGATCCTGCGCGAGCACTGCGGTAAACCCGAACGCGAGCGTCCCAGGAAAGAGCGCCAACCCGTCGACCGCTACGTCGGCGCAGTTGACGAACTGAATGGCGTAGTTGGAGCGCGTCCCAGTGGCAGCGTGCAGAGATGCAACGACGATGTTGGTGATTTCCACCGCCGCGCAGCCGGTGAGCGCCATCGCGACGTTGGTCGCCCCCGAGACGTGGACGCAGTTGCGTAGCACAATCTCGCTGGAGTACGAAACCGTCCACGATGTGATTGTCTTGTTGTTGAACGCCTCGCACGAGTCGAAGACGACCCCGACGCAGTTGGCGACGTTGAACGCGCCCGTGGCAGTTCCGGCCCCCGCCGCCTGAAAGCTCTCGCAGCCCTTGAACTCCACATCTGTCGAGTAGCCGACCGCGAAGCTTTGATGATTGATAGCGCCGACGCGGGACGCCGCGACGTTTTCAAAGCGAACTTGCGACAGGGCGGTTGCGTTGCTTGTGGCGTTCGATTGCCCCCCGGCCCAGCATGAATCTGCACCGCAAGAGTCTTTGACGCGGTAAAGGGAGGCGTTTCTTACTCCGAACAACGTGTTCGCGCAAGCAAACTCGACGTCCACCACGCCGCCAGTCGAGAAAAACTCGTAGCGGTTCGGGACGTTCGCCGTGTTGAATGTGTTTGCTGCCCAGTTCGCTGAAGTCGAGCTTGAGAAATGCACGTTCGGAACGCGGATACGCGCGCCGCTTGGCGGCAACCGCCCGAAGGTCGCGCCACCGAAAGTGATGACCCCGGACGCCGAACAGGTGAAGTACCGACCCCTGCCATCGGTGGCGATGTTGGTTGCGTTGAACTCGGCAGACGGAGCGCAGCCCCACCATTCGTACACCCCTGAGCCTGCCGCCGTCTCGATCTGCACGGCTGAGACAAAGTCAGCGACGTAGTGCTGGATCGTCTGACCGGAGACACCGCTTGCCGTGCCGAGCTCGAACCAGTCGCCGCGCACGGTAAGCGCGCCGAGGCTCGGAATGTTCACGATGCCCGAGGTCGAACCTGTACCCTCAACGCCGACGACGTGTATCCAGCCGCGCTGCCCCGCGCTCGAAAGCGTGGCGGTCGCGCCGCCAGCAAAGGTCAGCACGTCGTTCGTTGCCAGAGCCGCGCTGCGGCGGCGCAGTTTGACCC